TTTGTACGAGCCTTTGTCAAAAACCCCTCTTGTTTGTCTTCGTACCTGTCAAACAGATATTTTGTAATTATAAATCCAAGAACCGAATCCCCAATAAATTCATACGTCTCGTATGACCCATCGAGATTTTTATATTTTTTCAAAGCAGACTTGTGAGTAAATGCACGTTGATAGAAAGAGAGACTCTTCACCTTTGTACCAACGAGTTTTTCGATAGCTGCACGGTTAATTGGAGGTGCATCGATAAGCTCTGGAGCATCAGTCATTTTAGTTTATTGAAGAGTATTGTTTTTAGACTGCCGCCTTCTTCACAGTTGGACGCTTCGCCTTTGGAGTAGCAGGCGGCTTGTCCTCCTTTACAGCTGGCTCATTCTTGACATAGTGCTTGTTAATGTACTTTTGGATATTCAGAAATGTAACCTGGACATCGGCAGGTGGGTCTAGAATAGAACGCAGAGAAGCATCCATGGAAATGTGCTGGCCAGCCTTCAGACCCTTCTCTGTCACGTACTCGTTAATCTTCTTGGTAACCTGAGACCGGGAAATCTGCTCACCGGGTGCAAGCTTCAGAAAAGTTCGGAGCTCCTCTGAAACATCAAGGGGCTTGTTAAACCCATTTGTAGTCGACCGAGCCTTTGCCTTCTCACCCTGAGGATCCTCAAGGAGAGTCTTGAGCTTACGGATATCCTTGCGAACAAGCTTAACCTCATCAAAAAGCTGCTTCAGGAGTTCCTCGGTAGACATTATATACATTCAAGGTCCCTCAGCTTTAAGTGCATTTTTGAACATACCGAATACACTCTTACCAAAGACAATCAAGAGCACAATGAGCATTTGCCATGTAAGTGTCGGGCCGAGAATCATAAAAAGTATCAAGTGCCACAGCATAAATTGTCCATAGACTGGGGTGTCTTTGATGTAATTAACTGCCGCCATGTAATCGTACTCGACTTCCATTGAATTTAATCAAGCAAATTATTCCTAGAAATCCAAGGACAATAATCAAAATAATTGCCCACAAGGGAAAGCCTTCTTCTGAAACATCACCAGCCGAGGGGGGTACTACAGGCAACGGTGGAATTCCACAGCATCCTGGGTCGCATGCATACTGTTTTCCATCCTTTTGGAATGCACAAATTGTATTTGGAATCGACTGAACATTTCCAGTAAGTCCTGGAGTCAACTGAGCGTAGTATGCACAATTTTGTCCAGCATACTCAGGACCACAATATGGTGCAGATGTGTTCAAGACTGTCGCCATTTCTATTTAGAGCGTAGGTTTGTTTTTTCTGTACATATGGATTACGGAAAGCCTGTCAAGATTCCAGATGGTCGATATTTCCTAAAGGTTACAAATGGTGGTAACCGCGTGTTTCATCAGGTGAATAACATTTCTGTCGATGTTCCACTTCGAAAGGACATGACTGGATCATTTGGGTTTACGGTTCCCTCAAAAACTTTGTTTGAGAATATTGACAATGAGCTTCTGAGTCAGGCGGAGGTGAAGAAGCAGGAGTGGTTTGGCAAGGAGATTTCAGCAGAGACGATTAAAAATGCCTATCAGGCGAGCCTAAACTCTTCAGGGGAACTTTCTGCGTCATTTGCGACAGTAAAGGGATCTGTTGCCACCACATTTTTCGACTCGTCAAAGAATCCAATTGATGAGATTTCAGGAAACTGTGATTTCCTGTTTGAGCTTGCCGGTCTATGGTTTCTGAAGCGTTCATTTGGACCCATCTGGAAGATTGTCCAGATTCGTCAGCGTCCAGGCCCAAAGCCAAAGACGTACCCAAGTGATTTTAGGTTTACAGATGATCCAGAAGAAGAGGATGAGGATCCCAACGACTACCTGGACTGAAAAAAAAAGCTAAGGTAATATCATATGGACGGAAAGGGTCTAGCAATTCTTGTTCTCCTATTTCTAATTGCGCTCATGGTCTTTTATCCTCAGACTGGCCGGAGTGGCTACACACCAACTGGTGACGACCCAGTTCCAGGAAACACCGCAATGCTTGATGCAAATATGAGTACAGGAGCAAAGATTATGCAGGGTGGTAACGGCATGGGCTTCCAGACTGGTTTACAATATGTTCCAGGTGGCTCATTCGAGGATGTCGATACACCTTCTCCATTCATGATGGGAGAGTCTGGCCCAGGCAAGACTGTAGACATGCCAATTTATGACAGCACAAATGTTGGTATGATTCCAAAGGAGGTTGTGACAACTGAGGATTTTGGTCAGTTTAGCCCTGATGCAATTCTTTCAGGCCAGAATTTCCTCGACCCACGCGCACAGATTGGTTTCCCAGAGACTATTGGCGGTAATCTGCGAAATGCCAACCGCGACTTCCGCTCTGAGCCACCCAACCCACGTGACGCAGTAAGCATCTTCAACCTCTCTACAATCCCACCAGACACCATGCGACCTAAATTTGAAATTGAAAATAGCTACGAGAAGTAGACTAAAGAATTAAACACATTAAAACTCAATGGATGACTTTAAATCCTTAATGACAGAATGGCTCTCCTTGAAGCACCAACTCGCCGCTGCAAGGAAAGATATGTCTATTTTGAACAAACGGGAAAAGGAACTCCGTGCTCACGTCCAGGAGCACATGAAAGAGATGAAGGAAACGCAGGATGTTGATACTGTAAAGATTAACCAGGACAAGGTTTCTTTGCGTACAAAGGAGACTCGTGGCAGTGTGACGAAGCAGGTTATCATGTCTGGTCTCGTTGCGTATTTTTCAGGTGATGAGACTCGTGCAGAGCAGGTCTACCAGATTATACTTGATCATGCACCAGTTCGTGAGCGTAATACAATTACAGTCAAGAAAGTCGCTTAAACACACCAATCTCTTATACAACAAGTAAAAATGGGGATCAATAACGAGTACAGCATCGACGCGTTTACGTATACAGATGCCCACGATGAAGACTTTGATGAATTTGAGGATGATGGTCTGGAACCAGAAGACTGGCATGACTGGAATTCAGAGCACCTGTTGAATATGTGGATGTCTCTTCGTCAGTATCTTTCTGACAATCACGCATCCAGTTCACTCATGAACAATGCATCATTTCACGACTTTGCAGAGTTTGTCAGAACTTTTTCTCGGTAAATAGTACATGGATATTACCGGCCCAAAGGTTCTTACTCCAGCTATTCTTTTCGCCCTCCTCAGCCCAGGTCTCCTCGTTCGCATCGGTCCTCTTCCCCTGCATGCTCTCATCCTTTCGCTCGTGTACTATCTGCTTGCTCGGTTTGTTCTGAAGGTTACACTTCGTCCAGCAGACCTCATTGTACCAGCACTTCTCTTTATCGCTCTTACTCCAGGCGTCCTTCTGACTCTCCCCCCAGGTTCAAAGGGAATTTTCCGTTCCGGTCAGACGTCTCTTGTAGCAGTGGGCATTCACACTCTGGTGTATGCTCTCGTATTTTCTTTCCTCCGAACTAAATTTGCCAAGTACTATTAAACTAAAGTCTTTAAACAAAACTAAAGCATGAAACACTTAGCCATTGGTCCAGGAGCCATGGCCTATTTTGGGTTTTTAGGCGCTCTTGCCGCCCTTCGAGATTCTGATCAACTGCAGAATCTCGAAGAAATTTCTGGTTCAAGTGCCGGAGCTCTTCTTGCATTCTTTTATGTGGTTGCAAATGGAAACATACAGGCTATTCTTGACTACTCTCTTCAGATTCCTTTAAAAGATGTCATGAAATTTAACATTAAAACATTCTTCAAAGATTTTGGTCTTGTCAGTCACTCGAAGATTAAAAATGTCATTTCAACAATCTTGCGTTTGTATTTCAGTCAGGATGATGTGACATTTGAAGAGCTTAGGAGTTTTCGTCCGGACATGCCTGATTTGTACGTCAGTGCCTATTGTGTCAATTTATCACAGACTGAGTACTTTTCGAGCAAAATGACTCCAAAAATGTCTGTAGGAGATGCACTCTCAATGACAATTTCAGTCCCCTTTTTGTTTGCAAGTTTTTTTTGGAACAATCATCGGTACATAGATGGAGGAACACTTGAAGAAGTACCAGCTGCAGTCTTTATAGGAAAGACGGACGTTGCAGCCATCAGATATGCATGGACTCCAACGTATTCAATAGCAAACTTGAAAGAATACATTACGTGCATTTTGTATGCTTCAAGTCGTCTTCGGCACAAGTACAACTTTCAGACGTATAAAATTCAAATGGATCAATTTCAAATTTTCGACTTTGCCGTTTCAAATGAATTGAAATTGAAAATGTTTTCTCACGGATACAATTCAATGAAAGATTATTATATTTATAATCTATAAAATGGAAATCCGTCGTACACCTAAACGTGGAGTTCCAGGGCGCAGAGGAAAGAAGGTTATCCCGCCTCTTAGCCCAGGAAAACTCTTTGGATACACTGTATCTGCAAGTCCTGCTTCTCGGATGCGTTCTTTAAATATAGCAATTCGTCACAGTTCACCACTCACAGTCTTTCGGCGTCTTCACGCAATTGCAACCCTAAACAAGAGGAGAATTCCCAAGGCTTCTCGCGTTATTCTGTCGAATGCAGCCAGGGTTCGTCGTAAATTCTAAAATGTTGACTAGTACTATATGAATAAGATTCTTGTAATTGGCCTTTTGCTCGCAGCAATCTACGTCGTCAGTCGGCCACAAAAGCCTCAGAAGAAGGGCGTCGATTACTCAGCAATCAATGGTCTCGATCTTACGAAGGACGCCTTTTCCCTATGAACACAATGAGAAACAACCCTATAATTAACCCAATAAATGCACCACGAATTACGTTTCGTTTTTCAAACTCATAAGGAACTGGTGGTGGCAAACTCACAGGACGCTCGACTTGATCCGGTACGTGAACCGTATGAATTCGAAGCGCAAATGAATTGACTTCGAGACCTCGAAAGTTTAAGGATTGTCCATACCTGTCAAGCCATTTGATTGTCAAACGTTGAAGGGAATCAATTCGTGAAGGAAACTCTACGTGAATTGGATAATCTGAACTTTCTTTGAATGATTTAATGAGCCCAGATGGAACATCCATAGGGATGACTGCGAATGATCGAGCAGATGTGTTACTGTCTGTTGTGTACACCCCTTGTTTTGTCAGTACAAGTTTTCTTGCATCTGTCGTAAATGGAGTTCTAAATTCTTCAATGTCTAACCAAATGTAATCATTCACCTCAAAACTTACAACTGTATTCGAAACTACATAGTTTGTCGCAGCCAGGTATGTAGACGCGTACGCCTGATTTTTTGAAATGAGTGACGAAGTAACTGTACCAAATGGAAATCCAATTACATCTGCAATTTCAGGATTCAGACATGTCAATGAGTTAAATGTTCCATAGAATATAAACTTTCCTTGAGATTCCAAGTAATCTACTTGTGCATTTGACAATTGATTATTACACGAGTCTACGAATGTGCTCGATGAATAATATCCTTGATTCAAGAAGATGTTTGAGTTTCCAATTGCAATTACATTTGAACTCTTTGATACATTATAAATTGTATTTGGAATTTTTGCAGAAATTAAATCAACTCGAGTCACATTATGAATCGGAGTCTGCAAAAATAATGTATATGTATTCCCTGATGGATACAATGAAACATCTCTTTGTCTGGAATCTGCATACAGGACAGTTTCCATCCTCTAGTTAAAAGCAATATTTATTTACAAGACATAATGAAGTACTGGGTTGACAGAGTAAGAACGTCTGATTCTACAACTGATCCTGTATTTTCCCCAATCAGCTTTGTTTCTCCTCCGGAATTTCATCATCTATTGAAACAGATTATTGCTCCAGAAGATGAGATTATTTCATCTGCTGAAGATGCAATCAATGAATGGATTTTTCTCTTGAAGTCCGGTGATGTTTTTCCTGTTCAGGTGATTGTATCCACTCAGACTACACTTGACAATTCATCATTTGATGCAATGGATTTTCCAATCGTCTACCGAGGACATGTTGTATTTGAGCGACGCTTCTACAAGAAGAATGCTCGTGACGTGGCACAGTCAACAATGCCAATTTTTAATCTAAATAAGTACGATGAAGAAAAATCAGTATGAATGAATCTGTAAAGGCAATTGCTCACCGTGTCTGGAGTCAACTTGGCTCTGGATTTTCTGAACGAGTCTACCACAATGCAATGGAGGTTGGACTTCGGCAATCTGGAATTCCATATCAAACTGAACGAATAATTCCAATACTATTTGATGGACATGGTATTGGGAATATTCGGGCTGATTTAATTGTCGATTCAAAACTTATTGTTGAACTAAAATCAGTAAAATCATTAAAGGATGAACACATTGTTCAGACTCAAATGTACATGAAATACCTTGACATTCCTGACGGAATGCTTATAAATTTCCCATCGTGTGGAGGACAACTAGAGGTTTGCACAGTGTAGTATATACATGATACGACCCGTCCCAATTCCTCCAAAGAAGGTTATGATTAAGCAGGCTCTCCAACTTCGAGAGGATACTCCTGAATTCAGGGATGCATGGGAACGTGTTGAGGATCTCGAACCATCAATTTGTAGGAATCCACTCCCACCCAAGCTCGGAAGTGATTAGTTTCCAAATCATGTCGTGCTTGTACAGCTTTTCCTTTGATTTCAAAAGCGGAAAACATGGCAAGTATTCATCTTCGCCCAGCAATTCACAAAATTTATAAAGAATGTATGAATAACTCAAAAAATTTTTACGATTTTCTGGACAATGTTTCTCAAATGGCTTTTGAATCTGACCAAACATGAGTCTAAGTTTGTCTTCGAGAGATTGTGACATTGTTGGAGGCTGTACCCCGTTGAGAATCGTTGTAATGTACGGGACGTGTTCATAGTATTTGTTCATCTGAATCTTCTTTAAAATCTCTCTAACCTTTCTGTGTGTCAATTCACTTGCATCCTTAATTCTCTGTTTTTTCACCTCCTCTTTTAATTGCTGTATGAGTTCTGGGGGGACACTTGTAGATTCCTTGGCCTGAAATTGATTGACCCATTCGTTGAAATGATTTTCACGACGGTACGAGTACAAGACGTGGCGTTCCATGTCTTGTTCCTCTTTGAATCCTAGTTCTGTCCCCTGATAAAATTCAGCAAATCCACATTCCATGCATATAATGTCACTTTCAATTTCGTCGACGTAATGACAGTCTCTTTTTCCACAATTTCTACAGACTGTGTTGTTTGATGGTCTGCTTTGAATCTTTGTTGGTGCATTTTCGACAGTTGCCATGTATTTTTCATAGACATCCTTCTTTTTTCCACCCGCCTCGTTAAACTCAATCAGAAAAGGAACACATGCAGCAATGTACTCGTACATTTCGTTGTTAGCCTCTTTATCTCCCTTTTGAATTCTCTTTTTAAATTCTTGCAACCTTTGTTGGTAGCGTCCTTCCATTAATATAAAATATATAAAACCTTTTTAGATATGGAAGTCATTCAGTTCTTTAGACCCAAGAATTTTCAAGTGAAGGAAGTTTTCAAGGGTACTGAAGAATTGATACCAGTTGACAGCCTCAGGCCAGGGGAGGTTGGACGTGTCGACTACTATTTTGGTGGAAAGCTCTACAGGCACTTTGGAGAGTGGCCTCCAGTCCGTTCTCATTCGAAATTCAGGGTTCCAGTCTTTCGTGCAGAAATTAATGAAACAGATGTAACACATGAATTTAAAAAATTACAGGGTCCTACAAATACAAAGATTTTATTGGGATTGTACTCTCCTAGAATCCATGTTTCATTTTCATTTTTAAAAATTTCCATGAGAGTAAAATGGATTTTGAAAAAAAAGTTGACAGGATTGCTAAAAATCACAGACATTTTTGGTTCGACACACTCTTACATTGTCGAGTAAATCTTCTTCGGAACTATAGGAGTTCTACACATTGGACACTGTGTAGCTAACGACCGAACAAGACATGTTTTACAAATCAAGTGTCCACATGGATCAAGAAATGTGTCAACAAGACTATCCATGCAAATTGAGCACGTAAATTTATTGTATCGCTTTGCATTTGTTGCAGTCAGAACATTCTCCATGGCTTTCACCTTTCCAGCGAGATTTAAAAATTCATCATTCTTCTTGTCATAGTCGTTCCTTGACTTGAACTTTTCAATACTCTCTTTTATGTCGTCAAAAAAATCACGATTTCTGACGGCATTAAGAGAATCTGTCAAAAGAGTAATGTCATTCTTTAATTTTATAATAGCCTCCTCCTGAAGTTTAAGTTGAGCGAGAGTTGTTACGTACTCTTGTTTGAATTTTCCCAAGACGTCTTCAAATGATTTCCAGTCTTCTGAAAGTTCAACATCTGGTAGATTGTACCTTGTTGTTTTCCGTGCATTGACAACATCTGTCAGTAGCCACGAACTAATCATCTATCTTTGGAGCAAGGTAAAACTTTAGTTCTCCTAGGTTTGCAACTGCGTATCTAAATACAATTGGCATATTTTGGTCTCTCGAATCCTGTAAAATCTGTATGCTTGCACAGAGACTTGTTGCCCGAGTAAACATGTTAATGTACTTTAACGAAAACAAGTTTCCAACTGGTTCATCTGGCCCCTGTTCAATGCATTCAATTGTCGTCTTTTGGTTTGCAAAACTTCCTTCGCATTCAAGCTCAAGCGTCTTTTTCCCTCTGTATATCCGAATGTCGTTTGAAATGTTGTGCATGTCGCGTGCAATCCTCTGAAAGTCTATGCTAGGCAATGTTGTTATTGTATCCATTTCAATTTCAGGAATTGACAACATGTCGTCATTAATGTCCAAAAGTTTAAATTGAAATGTAGTCAGTGAACGTTTCGCCAAATTTTCAATTCGAATGTTTAAAATGTAATTGTCGTCTACATCAAGAGTAAGTGTGTCTGCATTTGACACAGACTTTAACAACTTGTACGTATTTGAAATGTTTAAACCTGCAGTGCATTCTGACTCGCAAATGTACTCTTCAAAGTTTTCAGCCGGCATAAACAGATGAACAAGGGTAACACGTGCCGTGTCAAGTGTTATAATCAAAACACCTTCTGGCTTGAATATCAAGTTTACATCATTTATAATATCCTTTAGAACCTCAAAGACTGTCCTGAATGCACTCGCCTGTATTGTCTTCAGCTGTACCATATTTCTTTAGTCGAATTTCTACTTTAGCTTCTATTTGCTGAAAACGCCTCTTGAACTTTTTTGCTAATCTTCTCCTCGAGCTCCCTGGTCATTGGAGGAGCAAGACTCTTGTGAAAGTTTTCAATGTCAAAAAAGTTGCCAGAATCATGCCCATCTGTATCGTCAAGAGACGATGTTGCAAGTCCAGATTGATCATACTCTTCCACAATTTCTTGAGGTTTCATTGATTCAATCCATTTCCTTACATCTGCTCCAACAATGAGTTGACCATCATTTGTAATCAGAGTTGGGACTCGTGTAATTTGTTTCGATGGAACACCGCTTGTGCTTACGTTGTGGAAACGTATGACATGGACAAGGGCGGGGTTTTCACGAATCTCCTGAATAACCTGGGTCGAAAACGGACACCGATCACTATATACCAGCATGGCCATTAGTATCACATGTGTTTTTTACTTTTGAATTACAAGCGCATTAATTCTCTCATCATCTAATAACATGAAGGATCTTACCATAGTTTTACTGATTGGACTTTTGGCTTTTATGATGTGGAACAAGGACAAAAAAGGGGGTGAAACATTCACAGACTCTGCGAGTGCTGTAAGCCCCGCCACAATTCAATCAATAGTCAATTCCATCCAGGCTAAAGATCCAGATGTATATCCTGTTCAGACAATTTATATAAATCAGGCAAATGGAGATCAGGGGTCGGTTATTTACAATGCCCGTATACTCTTCATTAATACACGGGGGTACTTTGGTATTCAGTACGATGTTCAATCTGATGCAGCTGGAAACATAATCAACATCTCAGAGCAGCCACTTGCCGGTCTGTCTGATGCATTCAAGATTACAAAAGAGGCGGAGTATGCGCCATTCGAAGATACACAGGCTGTACTCGATCAGCAATTTGCCACCCTGAAAACACAGGCTCCGGGATACCAGGGAAAGCTGGATCTGTGGCTTGAACAGATGCGTGCAAACAGCAGGAAGAAGGCTGAAGAGGATGCAAATGTAGGAAAAACGAAATAATTGACAATAGTAATGATATCAGCCCAGGAGTTGGCCAATAGAGAAAAGAAGAAGCACGAAGTGCGAAAAACAACATACAAGGCTATTTTAGAACAACTCTGTAGAAAAATTAAACACTCGTCTGACTTGGGGGAACATTCAACGTTTGTCAAAGTTCCTTTATTTATGGTTGGTTATCCGGCATATGATATTGACATGGCTACTAATTACATTCAGAGACAATTTGAACGGCTAGGATACAGGGTGACAAAGGTGGACAGAAATACACTTGGAATAAGTTGGAATGGAATAAAAAGTTCTAGTGGTACAGTTGTTATAGATCATTCTTTTGAGGAACTTCCCTCTCTTGTTAATTTACAAAAGACGGCTGCGTCTATTCGACAGACTAGCCATAGGCGATGACCCCCTTTGTAGTCTCGACGCCACCTGCAACCCACCCAAAAGAGTCTCTCTCGAGGCAGACTACAAAGTACCCCCCGTCGAGCAAAACTTGCTCATTTTCAAACTCTCTCTGACCCTCGTCAGAGACGAGAAGTGTATCCGCCAGCTCGACCGCCGTCTGAACTAGCTGGTGTCTCTCGGACAAAAGTCCCCAATTGAGAATATCATTGTACTCAATCTCATCACACGCCTCGATCGCCTGTAGGGTTGTGATGAGCTTGTCCATTGTGTTCCGTTCCATTCTCTAGTTTTTTTAGCAATTACATTACGTTTTTTTTGTCAAAAAAGAAAATAACTACAAACTATACATGGAGTCTACAGCCATTCTTGTAGAAGCGGAACGAAAGTTTATGACCAAGTTGTGCAATGCAATGACACCTGTAATGATTGATTCATTTTTAGAGTTGTATCAAAAGGCGAATGAAATTGCAGGGGGACGTCAAGTTCTTATAAAATATCAGGTTTTGCTTCAGGAGGTTCAGCACTGGAACAATACAATTGCAAAGCAGCACACAGACACAATCATCAAGTCTTGTTCAATGTTTCCAAATTTACTTGCAGCCGTCTTTGTAATTTCAGTCAAGATAATGTCAGCCGTACGTATTTCTACAGATTCAAAAAAGATTCACATTAAATTGCCATCGAATGACGTCTTTGTGCATTCGTGCTACATTGCAGCTGCAAAATCCCTTTACGAAGACCCGTACATAATTTCTGACAAGATGAGCGACAACGAGCGCCGACTGAAACTGGCAAAGCGTTTTTCTGAACTTATTCAGGAGGTTATTGACGATTTCATTCCCGTTCAGCAAATTCTGGATACGTACATTCCAAATTTCACTGGTGAGCTTGACATGGGTACAGGAGTGGAACCAACTGATCCAGAGCCAATTGAAGAGCCCGAGCCCGAGCCAATTGAAGAACCGGAACCAGAGTTGAAAACTGTACCAGTCGACCAGGTTCCCGAGACTCAGCAGCCGGAGGAGGATCCTCCACAGGAGCAGGTACCAGTCCCAGTCAAGGAGGTGAAGGTTCATCACGAGACACTTTTTGACGACGCAGCAGAATGATTTCTCAACTAGTAATAGATGTTTAGCGACTATTGCAGGGATCCGACACACGCAGCCTTGATTGCAGCAGGTATAACTATTGGCTATGTTTATATTCGTGGTTCAATGAATAATGAAAAATCAATTCCAAATTCAGCCTACATGAAACCGGCATTTCTTGTGGGTCTGTTGGTTTATTTTATAGTTCAACAAGGGAATTCTAAACCAGAATCAATCATCATGAAACCATACTGAACTTAAAGTAAAGAAACGAAAAAACTTTAATGGCGACAACCACAAACGCTTTTAATGATATGATGCAGCAATTTCTTGACGAGCTTGTTCTTACATTTCCAGACGAGAAGAAGCTCATAAAGTATCAGAATTCATTCATTCTGTTGCGTTCTACGAACCCAAAGAAGCCAATGAAGCAGTTTATGCTTGAGATTACACCGTATGCAAATCAGCTCATGAAGCGTGACGAGGATTTCTTCAAGACGAATGCAAAGGATATCCCGTTTCTGGATGACATTGACATTGGTCGTCTCTGGACGAGCGATCTTACAGAGACGACCAAGTCTGCAATTTGGCAATACCTCCAGACACTCTACATTCTAGGGACGACCCTTTCGTCTCTTCCAGCAGAGACTATCAGCATGATTGAGAATGTAGCACAAAAGTGTGCCAGTCAGCTTCAAGGCAATGCAACAGGAGAGGATGGGACGATTGACGAGGCTGCTCTCATGAGCACCATGAATGGCCTCATGTCATCTCTTCTCGGAGGAAAAGGCCCACTTGTTTAAAAACTTCTCAGACTAGATTAGATGATTGAGCTACGGAATCTTTTCCAAAAGGATAAACTCACAGATTTCTGGCCAACCTCAGATCAATCCTCAGAGGAGCGTGTACTAGCAACGACGCGTTTCATTCTGTATGCAGTGGCTCTCGTGTACATAATTAAACGCGACGGCAGAGTTGTTGCTTTAGGCCTTCTCGTTCTTGCTGCTCTTTATGTACTTTATTCACTTGACATGATTCCAGACGGAGCCCGGAGTGTCACGACTGTTCCAAAGGCTATTAGTGGGTTACGTATGCCAACTATTGACAACCCAATGGCCAACTTTCTGCTTGGGGATGACCCATCGTACAATCAGCAGGCTCCCTGGTACCCCAGTATGAAGAAGGAGGTTCAGCAGGAGTGGGACTCGATTCATCCATTTGAGCGCAAGAGGGATGCAGAGCGCAACTTTTACACAACAGCTTCGTCATCGTGGCCAAATGATCAGGCTGCCTTTGCGTACGCATCATTTGGGAGTCCATTTAGCCCAACATGTCGTGACGACCCAGAATCGTGCAATCCAGACGGCCCGTATGCCCGCGGCCCAGAAACTGTTCAGCTTCGCGGAGGAAATGGTGGCGGACACGGTGGCCCCGGAGGCGGCAACAAGTAAAAAAATATACACACTAATTAATATGCCTAGCAGTGTTCTCCAGCCAGGTCTCCATTCTGTTGAGGATGGTGTGTGGATGGGCCCAAAAAACACAAACTATGTCGATATTGTCATGACGGACGATGCTCTTCGTCCTCAGACAACGTCCCGGAACAACAAGTACTATGCTGACAAACCGTATGATTTCCCTCATCTGGAAATTGAGAATCCAGAGAATCGGTTTCTTCGCTGGGATCCAGCAAGTACGTTTGCAATTTACCAGAGCATGTCGTACGCAAAAAGATATCCAACTGATAAATAAAGATCTCTGATTCTATTAGATGGATCCGTTCGCGCTTGCCGCAGTTGTAGGCCTTGTTTTTGCCGGAAAAAAGTTGAGCGACAATAAGCTTCAGCAGGCGACAGAACCAAGTCCTCCCGAACAAATTACAAAATTTGATCTTGTCCAGTATAATTTTGCTGAACAGCCTCAACAGATTGATCCTCTCAACACGCAGCCAAATACAGGCCGTGGGTTTGCAGGTGGGTTACGTCTTCCTCCGAAGGAGGCTGTTCCAAATCTTTCTGACATTACGAAATCAAATGGGAGATTTCCATTTGGTCAGCCTGTCTACACAACAGATGCAAGCCGTGAGCCCGTCTCGAACAAGATGAATAACGTGAATCCAGCAGACAAAAAGTATGTTGGTCGCGGTCTGGGTCTAGATCCAGACGTTCCTGCATCTGGTGGTTTCCAACAGTTTTTCCGAATTTATCCAAACAACATCAACGAAGAGCGTCTGACAAATTTACCAGGAAACTGGGGAGGTCCAGCAAATCCAATTGTAAAGAATGGCTCAGCAATCATTGGAAGTATAAGTCACCCTGCAAAGCTGTCAAAGACGACAGAGAATCACATTCCAATGCCAACACGAGGCCAGGGTCAAGGTGGTGCAATTACAGGTCAAGAAGGTCACCCAGAGTTTGTAAAGACAAAACGTGCCACAAATCGAGAATTACAGGGAGGTGACCTTCAGTTTGGCCCAGAACAATACAAAGTTCCCCAGGAATACACTCCAGGAACGTACCGTGAAGACGCTCGTTGGTCAAAGAATCGCATCAATCCAGATCGTGCTGGAAACGCCGGGCGTATGAATGTACGTGCAGACCCAGTTGGTGCAGCAGGTGCAAATACTGTGACTCGGCTCGAAGCTGGTCCTCTTCCAATTCGTCCAGCTGATGCTTCCAGAGGTTCTCGGTACATACCGAATCAGTATGACAAACTCAACGTTTTCAAGGGTCAGCCAGATCCACGTACAAGTAAACTTGGAATTGCTGCAAATGTTCTCAAAGGCAATCCATTTAACCACACATTCAGTACAACTTAAAATGTAAATATAATTCAATGCAACTTTGGAAATGGGCTTTCGTAATCGGTCTTTTATTTCTCATCACATATGATCCAATGTCAGGTGGGAACCTTGGAAATTTTTTTAAACAGTAATTGTAGTTAATGTTGCCTGCAACAAGAGAACGACATAAAAGCATTGCAATACCTGTAACGACGATTGGAAACAAGCAGTACATGCTTATAGTCCACGATCGTCGATACCAGGAGTGGACTTTTGTAACCGGTGGATGCAGGCGACGTGAAGTTATAAACCCTCTTCGTTGTGCACTTAGAGAACTCGAAGAGGAGACGAGAGGGATGATTAATCTTAAAAAGGGTGTGTATACTTATTTTCAATTTTCAACAAAGTACAAGGGCCCAGGAGATTCAGATGCTGACATTGAAGATGACGTGACGAGCATCTATCACGTCTATCTGATTGATTTTCCAATGACGACAAATGAACACACGTACATTATCAGACGATTTAACGAAGAAAAGTACAAAATGGAGAATCAACAAATGTATTTCCGTAAAAACTACGATGAAAATGACAAGGTTGAGTTTGACACACTTGACGGAATCACAGCACGTGAAAATCTCTGGGACATGATTCGTATCCATGTCATTTCAAATCCAGACTTTCATGAAGCACTTTCTTCGCAGTTGAAATCACCTTTTTATTTTAAAAGCTAATTTTAAATGACTAAATCAAAACGAGTCTTTGCAGAAATGCTTGTTCAGCAGCAGGGTTTCGGAAATGCAGAAGACATTGCAAATACAATGACACTCGTCGACATTATTTATGAATTGAAAAAAACTGAACCTCAAAAGCCTGCAGAGCCTCCAGAGCCGCCAAGAGACATTTGGAGTAGACTCTCAGACTAAAAAGTACACGCGCACCTAAACTATGGATAAATGGACAACACAAAAAGGCCCCGGAACACACGTCCTCATGGATGGAGGAATTCTTCAAGTTCCATTTGAAAAACTCGAAGAATTTTACACAGATTACATTCATCTTGTCCGAACCGGCAAAAGGGTCTACGTAGTCGAACAAAAGACGGAGGTTTTCAAGTTTTTCATAGATTTGGATTACAAGGATTCAAAGCCTCTGTCAGAACCAGATGTGCTTGATTACACTAGAATAATGCAGGGGGTTGTAAAAGGAAAACAATGTGTAATTGCTCGAGCCAAACCCCGTAAACTATCAGATGGATCCATCAAATCTGGAGTGCACATTATCTGGCCAGATGTCTTTGTAAAAAAAACAGAAGCCCTTGCTCTGAGGACGAGAATTCTTCTTGAATTACCAGATGACCCAGAGTGGAATCAACGAATTGATTCGAGTGTCTATGGTGGTTCCGGTCTTCGAATGGTTTGGTCTCACAAAAAGGAACGAGGCAAGGATACAGATCCGTACATTCCGTGGATGGAACTCGATGGCCAGATTTTTGATTCCGTGCCAACAAAGGAACTCTTGGAGTTGTTTGCAATTCGTACAAATGAATCATCTATTGGTATGAATGTTGAAATTACGTGCACACCACTTGAACGATTTATACAAAAAAATCTCAAAGGACAAAACTCTGCAAGTGTAAAACGAGTCATTCGTAAAGGAAATGACAAGATTATTGTCCAGACTGATTCTCACTACTGTGAAAATATAAAAGGGGAACATAAATCAAATCATGTATGGTTTGGTATTTCAAAAGGTAAAATTTGTCAACTGTGTCACGATGAGGACTGCAAGCGCTTTGTAGGACAGGAGCATAAACTTTCTCCGACTATTATAGCTGAGCTTAAGAGTAATGTTGCTGTTGACAATTCTTCTTATGTTCCTATTTGCAATCTTGTTCCCGACTTTTGGTGGAAAAAAGAGTAAATTTCTCAGACAGGTTCATCCGTACTCTGGCCTTGACCCTCAAACATGGGAATTGTTTATGATGCACATGACAGAATTTGAAAATAAACAAAACTCTTTACAAAAGAGGGCTCAGAATCTCTACTCTGCCATTGAAGATGTAAGAAACCTGGCTCTCTTTATAAGACGAGCAGACGACCACGAACACCAGGAAAATCTTGAAGAAATTGCGAATCAGATTGGTATAGAAGGTGAAGAAAAACTCTTTGAACTTTCTAAAAAGAGTGGTGTTTATTTCTTTCCTAAATACTTAAACGAAACACGACAAGATGAAGTAGAAGATGTTAATGGACATAGATCAGGCGCTTCAGTCAATGACCATTTCCCCGATCCCAGAAGTCACGGCCAATAAGAGATCGAGATACGGACGAGTTATAAAGCCACCCGTTAGGTACACCCCAGTCGAGGTTTGTGTTGATGATTATGCAAAGGAAGATTATGATTCTGATGAATCAGATACTGTTTCATCATTTGAGTATTGCGAGTCTGACGATATTTCAAGTGAGAGTGACGCAGATGACAATGGAAACCTCAAAGGTTTTGTAGTAGATAAAAGTAGTAGTGATGAAGAAGACAATGGAGTACAGTCCGAGTCCGACATCCCCGACGTTTCCAATCGAGGAACACCCCCAACTCGAGGAAGACCCCCCGCAGGTCGTACACTCGTACTATGAACCACGAAGAACAATTTATCAAGAATCAGGAATTCTTGATAAAATTTCAAAAGAAACTCTTATTTTTGGTTTTACAATGTTGATTATAGGTCTTTTACTTGGAAAATCACTTACTCCTATTATACTGAAACATTAGACGTACTCTCTCTTGGTAATGATTCTTCAATTGAAGGTGTAATTGGGGCTGCTGTTCCGTACATATCTGGACTCATTGGCACCAAGTTTGGATTTTTCGGAACAGGTGGAAGTGAGTCACCTAAAAATGGAATTACAGGTGACGTCGTTTCGGGGGTGTACATACCACTGTCTGGAATGACGTTTGATGTTTCTTCAGTGTCAAATGAGTACATTGGAGAATTCCCAGATAAAGACTCGTTAGGGACAAAATCACCATAGATTGTATTGGAAGTTGGATCTCCCTGGATAAAGTTTAAAATTGGATTTCCAGCTTGTATCTGGAAATCGAGACCAGCCATGTCTTTATAAATCTGTGTCTGATCGTCTACATTGCTTGTAGCTGGTTCGACAAAAGGTGGTTGTGTATTTTCGTCACGAGGTGCTGCATATTTTTCTTTTCTGGCAGTAAGTAGAACCAGAACAAAAATTACAATAAACAAAAGAATTACAATTATCAAACCCTTCTTCATTATTATATAACTGACATATTTTATGCGGTTCGACGACGCTCAATCTCCTCATTGATTCGGTCATCTGCAAGTTTTACAAGCTCAGTCATCTTCTTGTCTGGAAACTCCTTCTGAAGGTCATCAATCAGCTCAGCTGGGTGAGGAATTGGTGGGACGTCTGGCTTTGTGTAATACTTGGAGTTTTCATCGCCCGCCTCAATGTACGGAGTATCGGAACCTGGAATCGGCTGTGCCATCATGTCACGCTTTCGCTTCTCGAAGTGAGCTGCAGCCAGTCGCTGGTTCTCGTTGTACTTTGTCATAATCTCCTCAAGCTTCTCGTTTGTGTAGTGAACATCTCCAATCTGTGCATTGTCAGGGGGGATAAGAAGCCACTTGTACATGTCTACTACGTAAATATCACAAAGTGTATCATCCTTCTGAAGACGCTTTGCGTGACGCTCTGCATCATCCTTTGTTGCAAAACACCCACGAATCTTCAGACCAAGCTGATCATTCTTTTGTGGCAGAGTTGGACCGACGATTGAGATGAGGCAAAAAACCTGTCCTGGAACAGTTAGGTAATCCTGCTCGAGTGAACCCATTTAAAATAGAAGAGCTCCTATCTTTTAAGTAGAATGGATGCACTCCGTAAATTCCACAACAGCATGAAGAAGGAACTGATTATAAAATGGGTAAAACCAAATTCATACGTCCTTGACTGTGGCTGTGGAAGAGGTGGAGACTTTTGGAAATGGAAGTCAGTCAGTGCACGCCTCGTAGCAGTAGACCCAGACGAATCCTCTCTCAAAGAGGCGGAACAACGAGCTCTTACTGCAGAATTTGGTGTATGGTTTATACACGGTAACATCCTCCAGGCTGTTGATGTCGGTCCATTTGATGTCGTCTGCTACAACTTTTCTATACATTACGAAACAAAAAGCATTCATGCAATAAAAAAAGCTGTGAAACAAGGGGGGTATCTCATTGGAATCACACCAGAAAAGAGTCTCATTGAAAATACAAAGAGTCCAGATGCATTTGGAAATACATTTGAAATTGCAGGAGACTCACTGCGAATGAATGTTGTCGACGGACCCTTTTACTCAGACGGGCCAAAGGATGAACCACTCCTCGAAAAGGATGCATTCATGGAATCACTTGCACCAGAGTTTAAGTGTATAGTATGGAAACCAATTTCAAATTCAAACACCCTAAGTGACATCTATGCCCAGTTTGTTTTTCTCCGTATTTAATTAGTATGGGTAAAAAGTCTCAATTTGTTCAATTGTGTATACTTTTCACTGCATTCGTAATTGCCCTAAGTAACATACGAATTGAACACCCTCTCATGTCTGAATTACGTAGGAGATATGACATTATATACGAACACTTACGTCAGACGGAAAATGTAGACCCACGATTCGCTCGTCTCAGGAAACGATGCATTCTGACTGGAATAAGTGGAACCAGGATGAACAGAGGGACGATAGGTTACAATGTAAATAAAGGCTATGAGATTTACATATGCCTCGACGGTGGCACAGAATCCATAAATTCAGCAATGAATGTCTTGATTCATGAACTTGCTCATGTCACAGTAGACGAATATGATCACTCCCCAGACTTTTGGAGATCATTCAAAGACTTGAAAGACTTGGCAAAATTGATTGGAATCTATGAACCCATTGATGGAAAAATTGATTATTGCAGCATCACTATCCGAGACTGATTCTTTTCTCGCGTGATTGTAAATGTCTGGTGGAATAGTCCAACTAGTATCAACTGGTGCTCAGGACGCTTGGTTAACCGGGAAGCCGGAGGTTTCATTCTATCGGTCAAGCTACAAGCGGTACACCCACTACGCAAACTCTTCAGAGCGCCAGCTTATTCAGGGCGCACCAACTGCGGGAAGCATCTCAACGATTCGTTTCGAGAAAAAGGGTGACTTGGTAAATTCAGTCTACCTGATTGCAAAGGATACAACAGGTGCACTCATCCCCAATCTTGATTGGACTCAGGTTATTGATAAAATTGAGCTTCTGATTGGTGGTCAGATTATAGATACACAGGACATTACATGGATTTCCAGTATTGAGCCAATCACAGGAGCACAAAATTTTTCTACTCGATACCTGAATACCAATACCGCTGTAAATGGCCCAACAAACTCCAAGAATGGCTTTCTCCCCCTCAAATTCTTTTTCAACAAAGACTGGAACGTCTCTCTGCCACTCGTAGCACTCCAGTACCACGATATTGAGATTCGTATTACGTGGAACTCTAGGCTTAGCGGAACTACAACAAATATATGGAATGGAACCAATCTTACCACGCCAACAGCATACTCGAGTCTCCAGTACGAGGCGTGGTGCAACTTCGTCTACCTTGACCAGGCGGAGCGTGACTACTTTGCAAATACTCCCATGGACATGCTCATAACACAGGTTTCTCGCATTCCAATTGGTTCAGGGAATATGCAGGAGCTCGCACTTGCCCACCCAGTAAAGTTTCTGGCATTCCCTGCAAACAACTACACAACCAACTATCTGAGCTCACAAGCTCTTCCCACTGACCGTGTCAACTACCAGTTCAAGACACAAGTGAATGGTGTTGACATTGGAGATTCTCGATCCATGTTACAATGGATTGATGTGCCACAGTATTACTGTACTCCATTTGGTTACAATCAATTTGGTTTGACAGCAAACGTAGCCATCATTTCTTATGCACTGGATACATCAAAACTTCAGCCTACAGGTACACTGAACTTTTCACGTATTGATACGTACCGTATTGTGTCCCCAGTAGGTACAACACTGAGTACTCTCAGTGGAGCAACTGGGAACTATTTCTATGCAGTCAATTACAACGTCCTGCGAATCAAGGATGGAATGGCTGGGTTACTGTATTCAAACTAGTCTTTTTAGCATGAAATAAACTGCAGCGACTACAAGTGCGCTGGCAATCATACCTGTAAGAGATAAATCACCAGAATTCAACTGAAATTTTGGTATAAAAGAGCTTAATTTGCTCTGAACTGGTTTCGAAAACCCTACGACTGCTGCAATTCCTGCAATTGCTGCGTGGAGTTGATCATCAGTCAGACCAAATGGATTTTTCGTCTTTGGAGCCTTGGCTGGTGCTGTATCCACAAGACTTAGACCGGCAACCCTGTCATTTGTTGGGTTGATGTATGAACCCTCACCTCCTGAAGGTGCAAAGTCTGCGCTTGCAACGACATCCGAGATTGGTGTTGAAAAATCCATTTGTATTTGCGGCGGTTTTATTTCTTCTGCAGGCAACTCGGGTACATACTGAAAAATATCACTTGATCCTTCAACTGTGCTCGAGTTGTTAAAATCTAGATTCTCTATAATCATCTCTAGAATCAGTCGCGAAAATTTTTATCGAATAATTGACGAAGGTAAATTCCTATTCTGTTGAACAAGTGGAGGCCAGAATACATAGCCATTTATTTTTCCTTCATTTATCAAATCTGGAATTTCTAAATCAATAGCACGTTTAAATTTCAGCTGACTTGTAATAGTCTTTGTATTTTCATTTTTTACAATGTATCCCTGCGTCCCTGTACAATACCTATTTGGATCTAGACGAAATACATTTTCAAAAACTTGAGTTCCACGATTTGCATCGAGATTTCCCATGAATAAAATATCAAACTCAGGAAAGTACTGTATGACTGATTCTATAATTGCATTCAAATTTTCTGGAAATATAGCATCATCTTCAAAAATCATAGTGTACCCTGGTATACTGCTTACCGATTCCATGAGCGCTTTGTGACTCTTGTAACACCCAACTTCACCTGGATGAAAACCCTCACGAGGCTCTGGACCATGTGCTTCAAATATACGAACTGGTTTTAAAAGTCTCTTTTCCATGGTTATAATATTTTCAATACGTTGAATTGCATCTGGGAGGTGAATAACTCTGTACTCCAACATGATGTATTTTAGGTGATTTGTTTTAACTGATTTTTTTAATTGTCAAGGCTGAACGTTTTTTATCATTGGCTGTACTTGTACCAGAAATTACATGCTTTGGATTGTAATTCTTTTGATGAAATTGCCAGAGTGCATCAGACCCTATCCGAAACCCTTTGCGTATAGGAGCCTTGTAATAATAGACACAATCTTCAATTTTATTCGACTTGCTCGTATTGTCCAAAACCAGACATTCAAAATTTTCTGTGCACGAATTCATCACTTGGCAAAACATGTCAAATGTAGGAAAAACTCCAAAGAATGCCTTGTACAGACGCTCTCTGTTCTGTATGACATTCTCTCTCAAGACAAAGACATAGTCTACATTTGCACGAAGATCGGGGGTTAAGTCCATACAGTACTGCATTGTCAACAAAAAGAAGATTTTCCAGTGACGTCCATTCATAAAACATTGACGAATACATGTATCCTTCATGAATGATTTATCGTACATGCAATCGTCAAGAAGCAAAAATGCACCCACCTTGTTTCCTGTACTCACAATCTTTTTCTGTCGCTCCAAAACCTTTTCAATTGCAGATCTGTTATAGTCTCCGTAAATGAATAAATCTGGGACAAATTGTTTATAGTAATGATTTCCATCCTCAGTCCCTGACATTACAATACCACACGGCAAATGACGCTTGTGATACATAATGTCTGTGACGAGAGTACTTTTTCCAGTCCCTCGTTTCCCTATAAAAACACAAACCTTGTCGTCACCAATTTTACTTGGATCAAACTTCTTCAGCTGAAGGGTTGCCATCTGATGTTCGTCTCTATTTTTATCAAGGCTTGAATACGCAAAACATTTTCAATTGTATAATTAGTAAATGGATCGGTGGTTCACAGGACGCCCAAATAGAACATATTTTGACACTGTACAGACACAAAAAGAGGACAAGGCTCGACAATCTATTGAACTTCCATTTCAATTTCAAGGGACGACATTTGGCACGACTGGTATTTGTGAAATTCCTACAAGTGGTGATTACATTACTGGGTTGACATTACGTGTTACTCTTCCCCCGATTTATTCAATTACACCTGGTCAATTTGTATACCCAAATACATCGAATGCAAAGGTTTACGTAAACATTCCGATTGTAAAAGTAATTGCGAGTGACACAACTCTTACAGCAAACACAGTCGGAACTCATGGGTTTCCAATAGGTTCAAATGTTTCTATAACAGGAACTATAAGTGGTCTTTTAAATTTAGATGGATATTATACAGTTTCAGGTGTACCAACACCAGATTCATTTACGTGTAACCCAAAAGGTGTAACAGGATTTTCTACTGGCGGATCTGCAAAAGTCTTGGCAGTAATTCCTACAAACATAACCAACTACTTTTCAACGACAAATGCAGATTTATGGCTTCAAGTTGTGGTGTCCCAATTAAGTGTTTCAGTTCCATTTGTCTTTTCTTCACCAGTTTATTCAAGTATATCATTTACTAGTTCAGCTGATGCAGCATTTTGGGGGTTTGATTCTCGCCAAGGGTTGACGTATTCTTTTGTAAATGGTTCAATTGTTCCTCAGTGGTCGTTTCAGCAGAGCGGTTGGATACCTGGATACTTTCCTCCAAGTTCTTCAACATATGTTGATTCTGTCGCAAACAAGCTGATTAAGAGTGCTCGTATCCTTGTAGGAAAACAACTCATAAACCAGTTTGACGGAGAATACATTGAACTTTTCAATGACTTGACCGTTTCGTATGAAAACAAGGCGATTTTAAAACTTACAAACGGTACTCTTGATCAGACGCAATCTACATTTCCAAGAGAATATTATGTGAAATTACCTCTCGGAACAAAAAATATACCAATTGGTGCACTTACTCACCAAAATCTGTCGGTTGAAATTGACTTTGATGATTATCAAAATTTATCATTTAATCTCAATTCTGGAAATGGTCTTTTCAATGATTCAAAATCATACAATGTTATACCTGCACAATTTAACATCAAAGTATCATTGTCCTATCAACAATATCTTATATTAATTGGGTTTAATGGATCTATACTTACTTATAATACAACTGATGATACCTACGTACCAATCTCACAATGTTCTTTGCTAGATGGGACGAGTATTTTTGGCGATTGCTTTCGATTTAATGTAGTGTACATTCAGAGAAATGATGGATTCATTTCTAGCCTGACGATTCAAGATTTACTAGTTGGAAACAATACTAATATAATTCATAATCACCCTTCTGATCCAGTTGGACCAGGAACTGGGAGCATTACCGCAGACTCTACGCACATATATTACGCTCAAAGTAATGTATTGACAGGAAATGTCGTTATAACACAATACGATACGACGACAGATTTTGAATCACAAGTTGGATATCTCTCGTATGATTTTACACTGAATGTCAATTCGTCTTTGAAGAGCCTAAACCAAATGGTGTACACTGGACACGAGCTTATTCTCATCCCGGGTACATCTACTGATCCATTGTACTCTTGTACTACTTTTCCGGCATTTAGTCCAAAAAATTATTCAGACTACGGAACAAGTATAACATCTGGAATTGTTGTCGGTCACGTGGTTTATTTTGTCATTGATTCCGTCAATTTACTTTCATACGATTCAAGAACTAGATTATTTCTGAAAAAATATCCAAATGTTATCCCAGCAGGTCTAGGTACACTTGGAAATTTGCAGACTACTGGTAAGTTTATATACGGCTCAAGCACTACACAAACAAGCACGTCAGTGTATCAAATAAATGTAGATACAGTGTCGACAATTTATTATTCAAACACAGGAGTTTCACCAGTTCCATTGACTGGTCCCAAGATTTTTGCATATGGTCCACGGTACGTATACATGTTTACAAATGATTCTACAAGCGCTTCACCCATCATTCGGTTTGATCCATACACTCTGTCTTCGATAGGCTTTCAAGGAAGTATCATTGCAGACTACGAGACTGGTCAGACGAAACCAGGAAATACACTTGTAGGTTTTGTACAGACACAAAAGATTTATTCACCGACTCAATTAGATCTAAGGGGACCAATAAAGGAATTGTGGGTGTATGGAATTGTCACAAGCACATTCACCTATTCAAATTTAACCAACTCAAGTACCCTGGGGTTGACAAATGGCGAAAACATTGTGACGGATGACATTGGAACTCAAACTCTTCTTTCCATAATACATCCTTTTGAAACTCACACGGCAATGCCTGTGAGAAACTTTTCAGTCATTCCTTTTGAATTTGACCCAGAATCAGAAGTTCCAAACGGGACAATCAACTTTTCTCGAATTCGTGACCAGGTTCTTACAGGCGACGTGGCAAGTGCTTGGGCCCGAAACTACAACATTCTTGCAATTAACAATGGATTTGGTGGTTTAATGTTCAACTAAACTTCTTTGTATACAATAGAAAATGTTCACCTTTACGACACTGGGGTCATTTGGTCAATTTGGACCTGCATCAAACAGAACGTACGCAAACTATCCTTGGGCATCAGATACTTTTTCAATCCAAAATGGAATTCAACAATGGATTGTTCCAGAAACTGGTACATACAAAGTGACTGCAGCTGGAGCAACGAGTACTCTCCCTGGTGATGTCGTCACAGCAAATCTTAGTCTGACGCAGGGTCAAGTTGTATCGATTCTTGTTGGTCAGATGCCAACATCTCTTTCACACCCATCTACAATCACTGCAGGTGGAGGAGGCGGAACGTATGTCATGTCCGGAACTACACCTCTTTTGACTGCAATTGGGGGAACATCTGGATCAGGTACACTTGTTCCAGGTGCAAATATATATTCAAATGGAATTGTGACAAATTCAATTTTTCCTTATACGTATCCACGGTCGTTTGTGAGTGGAGGAACAGGTTCTGCATATCAATATGGAAATTATTCTGGAGGATTTGGAGGAGGTCAGACCCCAATTGGAGTCCCGATTCATATAACCTCAATAGATAGCACAGGCGGTCTAGGACTAGCCACTACCAGTGAACCTCACGGATATCCAATTGTTTACAATGTACGTATAACAGGTACAGAGCATTTCGACGGGGTACACCAAATAAATACAAAAAGTCCAACAACCTTTACATTTCCATTTGGCTCTATTCAAAGTGACTCGGGTGGAATCGTAACAGGGCTTGTGTCTGGTGCATCTGGAGGTGGAGGAATTTCATATGGTGGTACAAACCTTGGAGCAATTTCAAATACATATGGGTATGTTACAATACAGTACGGTCCAAAACCGCCGATTCTTCCATGGGATGGAACAAAACAATGGTATAGTGTTGCAAATTATCCATCAAATTCATTTGCAAAGGTTTGGGCTCAGAATAAATTTATATCAATTACGTCACTAGCTGGTCCTCCTATCGTAGGCATAAGTACAGATGGAGTAAATTGGACGTATCCGGATACTACTGGATTACCAACTGATTTATATGGTTCTCTTGCAACTTCTCTGGATCAGACTATTATTTGTACAAGTAACGGATATTCATCACCAGATGGAATAAACTGGACTCAAACACCAAATGTACCTACATGGTACATAAACTACCTGAATGGGATGTTCATCTCTCCAGAGAATAAATATCTTACTGGAAAATACATTTCGACAGGTGTATACACGAGCACAAACGGAATTGTTTGGAATTTTATTCCGACACCATCTGCATCACTGTTTAGCATTGAAGCATTTGGAAATGGAACGTACGTGGCTATTGGCGGTGGATCAATATATCGTTCCACCAATTTGTCATGCTGGACATTTGCAGATTCAAGTACTTTTTGGATATGCATTGGGTTTTTTAACAATTTATTTGTAGCTGGAGGAAGTGACAATACAATTAAAACATCACCAGATGGAATTACATGGACATCGAGATTTACTTCGAGCTTATACCATGGATGGTATTGTATACAATATGTAAATTCTAAAATACTCTTATTCGATTATAACATTGATCCTGGAGGCTACTCTTCGTGTATAGAATCAATTGACGGAATCACATGGAATGTCATAGCTTCTAATAAATTTAAATTTAATAATGATACATTTGGCGGCTTTCAAGAAATGACTAGATATTCTGGAACAGTCTCGAAAAACATTTGTATTGTTCAGGCGGGTGGACCAGTTTACATAACGGATGGAACAAATTTCGTCACATCTTCAAATGTTTTGCAAGACAATCCAGGTGACATTGTCTATTCAAAAGAACTTGGAATTTATGTGGCGACAACATACAACTCTGTATGCACTTCAAGAGATGGTCATACATGGGTCGAAAAACTGTTGATTCCTACAAGTACAGGGTTTGGATATACAATTGTGTGGTCACGTGAGTTGGGAATTTTCTCCGTATATCAATCAGGAATTGCATTGTATACATCAAATGACGGATTTCAATGGATTTTGAGTACAGTTACACCACCAACCTTTGATACCATACCTGGTCAGTTGTACAGTTGGTCGAAAGAATTGGGAATTTTTTCACTTGGAAATGCAATTTCGAAAGATGGAATCAACTGGATTCCCACTGGAGCAAACGTCTTAGGATCCACGTGGTGTGCAGGATTAGGCATCTTTTGTTCTATTGCCAACATTTCTTCAGACACTCGATATTCATATGACGGAATAAACTGGAAACCAGGAAATTTAGGGAAAATTACATCTTTATGTACAAATGGATCATTTTTTGTCGCATCATCCGTAAATGGTTTCTACACATCAACAGATGGCATACATTGGGTTAGATCATCATCTTTTGTTACAGGAGTTTCGCAATTTCTAAATGCTCCAATTGTGTGGGCGGATGAAATTGGGCTATTTGTAACAATTTATCAAGACAATACAATCCCCAACACGAATATAGTTGCACAATCTCGAGATGGAATAAACTGGACCATCTTACAAACATTCAATTTGTCTAGTGGTATAAGTTCATTGTGTTGGTCTGGTACCACATTTGCAGGTGTAGGTACAAGTATTTCAGGAGTTTTAATATCACCATCAATTTAATATGGTACCTGCTCAGTTTGCACACCAGATTACACGACTCCAGTTCCCAAAGGATGTTCATTTTGGAGACGACATTTCAATTTGGATTGCAAAGGCTGGTGACGTGGCTCTCGGTTCAATGTATCTCCGTGTCGCCTGGCCAGTTTCCTCTACAGTGGACGACTCTGCAGGGACACGTATGATTGACTTTGTAGAGTTGAGACACGAAAATGAACTCTTAGAACGCCATTACGGAGAAACTATAGAAATTATGAATGATCTTACAGTCCCGCAGGCGAAACAGGCTGCACTTCAGCAGCTGACTGGCAAAGGCCTGACGACTAGTTTACAGTCGTATTACATAAAAATGCCATTCAAACTAAAATTGCCTCTTTGTGCACTCGATACTGCTCCCGTATTCAGGATAAAACTGAGACCAACCAACGAATTTTCATCTATAAATTTCACTGGATCTATTCAGGTTGATTTGTTTGTAGATTACGTCTATGTCACAAAGGCGGAACGAGATTATTTCAAAAAGACTCGAATGGACTACCTGACGCACACAATGCAGAGACTTGTCGTCAGTACTACTCCGTTTCTGACAGAGTTTACCAGGCCGGTCAAGGAATTGTATTGGGTGATTCAGACTGTCGGAGCATCATCGTACGACTTTACAAATAATGGATCTGATCAACTCGTCTCTCTCAATCTTAGATTTGATGGAAATGAGATTATCAAAGATGAATTTGGAACTCCAATGTTCATGAGAATCATTCAAGGCCTTGAGAATCATACACGTGTCCCAGACAGATACTTTTACATGCATTCATTTGCATTGGATCCAGAACACCCAGCTCAACCAACTGGAGAATTAGACATGTCTGCAGTCACTCGACAGCTGCACACATTGACTCTTTCTCCGAGTACATCACCGAGACAAATTCGAGTCTATGCACTGACTCACAATATCATTCGGCTCGAAGATGGTCTACTGAAGAATGTATTTAGCACGACAGGAACCATATAAAATAAGATTGACATGCATTAGGATGGACATCTTTTTGCCCGTCATGGAGTCGTCAGTCATCCTCGCAGCACATTACGCAAAGGCGGCTGGTCGTGAATCAATCACAGGCCAGGACATGGCAATGGGTCTCATGTACGCAGCACGAAATGTCACAGGAAAGCAGATTGGCAGCATGTACCCAGAAGTCTACGACGAGGAAGACGAAGAAGAGGAAGAGGAGGACGAAGAGGACGACGCCGAAGAGTTTACAATGTACACAGGAACTGAGGATGAGTATGCGATGAAGATGAATCAATGTGCTCAGGAGTGGGATGCATGGGAACCAGAGACGCCCGCAGAAGCTGCGCTCAAAATGGCTGTGAACAAAGCCAAGGAGGATTATGTATGATATCGATGAAGAGATTGAGGAAGAGGAGGAACTTGAACCACGGGTCAAGTATTCTATAATTTTAGAAAAGGATGATTACGAGTCAGAAGAAGAGGAGGATCCAATTCCTTATTCAGACAAGGATAGTTTTTTTCTCATTATAAAGTAAGATGTCTCGTGTCGTAGCAGCAGACGTCGTCTCCATTTTCTCCCCAGCAATAACAACTGGCTTCTTTTTTGCAACTGCAATTGCATGGGTTGATGTCATCCGGTGGACAATCTCACAGCTCGTGAATGTGTCCAAGAATGGCGGCAGCTACTACATTCTGAGCGCCGTCTTCACAACACTTCTGAGCTTTGTTGTGCTTCTTATGCTCGGTCGTGTGAAGCAGGTTTCCGCATATAAAAACAGCACTGCCATGTAAATTAAATGGATCGTGTATTCCTGCTCGATCGCTCAGGATCTATGAACAGCTGCCGTGAAGATACAATTGGTGGATTTAATGCATTTATTGATGCACAAAAAGAGTACGGGGGAACTATGACACTGTGTCTCTTCGATAACGAAATTGAAACCGTTTACGAAAAGATTCCTATTGATGATGTTCCACCACTTGTATTTACTCCACGTGGTTCAACTGCTCTCTACGATGCAATTGGTCACGTTTTGAAGATGAATTTGAGCGACGACGCAATGGTTATTATTTTGACGGATGGTGAGGAGAATTCATCTGTAAAGTATACAGCTGACCACATTAAGGATTTAATCTCTATGAAAAAGTGGACATTTGTCTACATTGGAGCAAATCAAGATGCAATTTTGAATTCATCTCGCCTAGGCATTCGGACGTCACTCAATTACGACACACGCCACACACCAGAGCTTTTCAATACTCTTAGTGCAGCAGTTTCACAGTATTCAACGACTGGACAAATGATAATCTAAAATACTAGACTCTTATTGTTTCAATGAGTCATCGTATGTATCAGTTGCTTCTTGAAAATGTTCACATTCCAATTGTCATTGCAACAGGTCCAGCTGGAACTGGAAAAACAATGATGGCGTGCAAAACAATTCCACACGGGAAACGTGTAATTATGACTCGCCCAGCTGTATCAGTCGATGAGCAGCACGGCTTTCTTCCAGGGAACATCAATAAGAAGATGGAACCGTGGGTAAAACCAATGACTGAGTTTATGAATTACAAGACGGGTCATGTTGAAGTCTGTCCATTGGCGTACATGCGCGGGAGAACCTTTGACGATTCATGGATCATTGCAGATGAAATGCAAAACTCGACACCTTCTCAGATGAAAATGGTCATGACTCGACTCGGGAAGGATTCAAAGCTTGTAATTACGGGGGATATTGGGCAGCACGACAGGGGGTTTGAGAATAACGGTCTTGAGGATCTTCTTCGGCGGCTTCAAAACTATCCAATTATGGGAATTGGTCACATTCAATTTACAGAAAAGGATGTAAAGCGTCATCCAATCATCCGGGATGTTTTAAAGCTTTACGACAACTAATTGATTATGAGTTATTACGACACTCTAGGTGTACAAAAAGATGCATCTCAAGATGAAATTAAAAAGGCGTACAGAAAACTCGTAATTGTACACCACCCCGATAAAGGAGGAGACCCCGAAAAATTTAAAGAGATTAGCAACGCCTATGACATTTTGTCTGATCCAGAGAAACGTTCACAGTATGATAATCCAGCGCCTCCCCAAATTGACATTTCACAAATGTTTTCACAAATGTTTAGTGGAGTCAATCACATGATGGTCGGCCGTGACATGAACAGGCGCCACACAATTGATTTGACTCTTGAGCAAGTTTATACGGGGACTGAAAAGACGATTAAGGTTCCAATTGTAAAACCATGTCAGAGGTGTGCAGTTCAATGCCCTAAGTGCAACGGTCAAGGAATGTATGCAAGCCAAGAAATGTTTGGAATCATGCCACGCCAGTGTGACAGATGTGAAGGTGTCGGCATTTTTAGAAATGGCTGTACAGAATGTTCTCATCAGAAGAAAACAATTGAAGCAGTTCTTATAAATATAAAAATCCACAAAGGTGTGCAATCTGGTCATCAAGAGGTTATACCAGGTCTTGGTGAGCAGTCACGTTCCCCCCGTGAACGTACAGGAAATTTGATTGTCACCATGAATGTAAAAAATCATCCTCTATTTCAGAGGTTTGGAAATCATCTGAAATACACAATGACAATTAGTTTTGATGAATCAGTCGATGGAATAAATGTAAGCATCCCTCATTTTTCTGGGCCTGTTGAATTTAATACATTGAAGATTTTCGGGATTATTGATCCACGAAGAGATTATGTGATTCATCACAAGGGTCTCGATCATGATTCAAATCTTTTGATTAATTTTGACATTCAATATCCTAGGGTACAGTCCTAGGATTTGGTCTTGAATTTCTGCACATTGGACATGTTACTCTGTGCCCTAGATTCTGTCGTGAGACTTTCCAGCTGTTGAAGCATTCTTCGTGAAAAAAGTGATTGCACAACGTCTTCACCTTTACCCCCTCGCTCAAATCAGAGTAACAAATTGAGCACTCGGTCGGTTCCGGAGGAAGAAGTCCCGCCTTTTTTGCATGAGTCCAACACATCCCACTGATGCATCTTACACGCTTGCATCTCTCACCCGACCCCGTGTTTGCCTGACACCTGTATTCGTCCGTCGGAATTGGCCGTGGTGTTGGATTCTCTGAATGAATAAGGCATGTATCCATTCCAGTTGAGCATTTGTTTTTGCAACGCGCACCTGCACGAGTAAGTCCTGGACACACTGGTCTAGGTGGAGGCGGGGGAGGTCGCAGATACGAGCTGTGTGGATTAAACCCGTGCCGCCTGAGAAAGAATGCCGCCTGTGGATTTATATAGAGATTTCTTCTGTCAATTTCGTGAACAATTTCTACGAGCGTGTGCAACAAATCACCTTGCATCTTAATTTACTTTGGACTGACACTTTTAGGTACATGAGGAGTTACAAAATCCTCAGTCAAAATCTCTTCTCCTCCTGAGTGACCTTCTGATTTCATGTAGTAAGCTGTACCGTACAGAACAATTGCCAAAAGAACGCTGCTGAACCCCAAAAAGGTTTGCTGAGCCTTTAAGTAAGAGACAAAATCATCAAATGCTTTAAAACCAGTTGGTTTTGTGAATAATTTAGGGAGTACAAAAATCATCGCCAGATTAATTACAAGAGCAACCATGATTGGTTTCAAATCAATTTCATTCATTTATATCATGTTCGTATGTTTTTTGCAGAAGCATCCGCCTGCTGACGCCTTGAACGGGCACTGACGGCCTTCAAGCGTCTTGGCTGCACACTTGGTCACCTTTTGTTGTTCTGGAGGAGGAGCTGCTATGAAGAGTACACATCTCCTCGTCTCCTTGAGCTTCAGGGAGTGCTCCTTGTAGCGCCTGACGGACTCGATGAGCTTGGTGTTCATTTTTTCTCGTACCATTCCAGTCTACGTCTGTTCCCTACCCTTTTCATCACGCGTTTTTTATCTAATTCAATAATAGGATGTTTTGTCATCAGAAGAGGGAATTTCTATACGTCATACTTCCATACTTTAACTTTTGCGGATTCAAGAGACGCAAAGATTTATTTATTCAATTTGTAGAACGAATGAAAAAAACAAACGGAGTACGCATAGTAATTTCAGAGCTGGCTGGTGAGAGTCTTCTTCCCAAAAATTTAAAAGTCTTTCGTCACTTGACATTTACAAATCAGAGCATGCTGTGGACAAAGGAGAATCTCGTAAACAATGCAGTCAAGACACTTCCGGATGACTGGACGTGTGTTGCGTGGATAGATGCCGACATTTCATTCTTGAATAAAAACTGGGTCAAAGAGACTCTACAAAGTCTTGAAAAGTATGACGTTGTCCAGCTGTTTCAGACTGCGGTAAACTTGGGGCCTACGAACGAGGCGATAAAAATTGACAAGAGTTTTGGATACATGCACGTCGACAGTGGGACTGAACTCATCCAAAACGACAAGTATGGCTTTTGGCATCCAGGATTTGCATGGGCTTGTACGAAGCACGCATGGAAACGAAGCGGAGGCCTCATCGACTGGGCAATTCTCGGATCGGCCGATCGCCACATGGCCTATGCACTCAAAGGAAGGGTTCTTGAAAGTGCACCGGGTACAATACACCCAAATTACATGAAGTTGCTCCTAGATTTTCAAAAACGAGTCAACGGTCTTTATCTAGGATATGTTTCAGGGACAATTTTTCATCACTGGCACGGTTCTTTAAAGAATCGAAAGTATCGTGAACGGTGGGAAATTTTGACAAAAAAACAATACGATCCTCTCAAGGATATTTACAAGGATGACGCCGGAGTTTTAAATTTCACGACACGTGGTCACAGAATGGACAAGGACATGTACACGTATTTCATTGGCCGCAAAGAAGATGACTTACAGAATTCATGAGACTGTGTGTTCCAGGGTGATTCCAACTTGTAATTCGTTTGTCGTAGCACGTCTTCATGTGTTTCATTAAATCATCGAGAGATGGTTCCCCCCAAATCATCCCTTTTTGGTACAGAAAGTCGTCGTGTTCCATGGGAACTTCGGTACAATGAATCACAAATGGCGTATCAGGGACGTATTCCTTCAGACCCCCAAAATCTGTTATAATGACTGGTTTTCCTCGGAGGGCAGCCTCGACGGCTCCCATCCCCACACCCTCGGATCGTGAACAATTAATGTAACAATGTCCTTGTGAATGAATCTGGGCATCGAGTTCTTGGGTACTCAGCAGACTATTTATAATTGTTACATTTGGAAATTTCCAATTGACTGGCTCTTTGCACGTCGCCTTTAGCAAAAGCTTTGCATTTGGGAGTTGCAAGCGAATAAAAGCCTCTATGAGCATTTTTATATTTTTTCGTGGATCAAGAATATTTCCAATGGAATAAAAAACGTACGGTGGAAGATGAGTCCAATGTGGGAGAAGTTTCCAATTTCCAAATGGAAACTGTTTACGGAAAACCTCTAGGCAGAATGTACTTGGGACGTACAACGGACTGTATTTTCTGGCAAGAATTCCATAACTTTCATGGACTGTAAGAGTTTCGCAGACGGTCATGTACATTTTTTTACGACATCTGTCAAGAGTTTGTCCAACATCAATTACAGGGAGTACAAATGCAAATCCTACATCGTAATTCTTTAAAGGAACTGGGTCACCAAACTGCGCGTAATCAGCTTCGTGACCTAGACTTTGAACAAGTTCCAGATATTTGTAGGTCACCTGTCCTATCCCTGCTAGGAGTGAAGGCCCTGCAAACAACCAAGACTGCATACTAGTTTTGTTATAGTCTTATTTTTTAGTTTCCCGTTACATCTACGACGCCTGCATTTGAATAGTTTTCTAGAATGAGCTGAGCAATCCTGTATCCAGGCTTGATTACAAAGGGAAGTCGGGTGTCGGTGTTGATGAGAACAACTTTAATCTCACCCTTGTAATCTGGATCGATTACACCGGCAAGGACGTCGAGTCCGTGCTTTACGGCCAATCCAGAGCGAGGAGCAATGCGACCATATGTCCCCTCTGGGAAACCATTAAGTCCGACACCAGTTGAAACAACGACCCGCTGTCCTGGGAATACTGTGTAGTGTTCAGCGCTGAAAAGGTCGAAACCTGCTGCATTGTCTGAACCACGGGTTGGCAGGGTTGCTGTTGGCTGAAGACGTGTGACTTCCATTCTATCATTTAATAGTACCAAAGCTTTATTTTGCAATTGTAAACTCAAGAGTTGCAGACCAGTCAACTCCATTATTATCCAATGGATTTCCAAATCTATCTATAAATGCAAAGTTGATGTAGTCAAGACGTATATTGGATGAAAGATTAACCTGTTGTCTGTTTTGTACATTCTCCGCCCAATAAGAAACACTAGTTGTAATTGTATTTAATGGAATTTTAAATGTAATTTGATAATTTTCAGATGAAGATGTTCCTAAATTTTCAATAAACATTGAAATGTACGTGTCCCAGTTGAGAATGTAGGGGTATTTTGCAGTGTTGCTTGCAGTACTCGTATATCCAAGAAATGAAAGGAGGGAATTTGGGGTTGCTGGGCCAAGGCTTTTTCCTGTAACAGCCGTTGGACCCCAAGTCAGAATACCAGTACCAGTAGTTGAAGCTGTAAAAGAACCAAGCGCACTCAGTAGAGTTCCTCCAATTAAGGTTGCAGCATTCAGTAAAGCTATTGTTGTATAATTACCAGGTGTAATTGTGTAGACTACACCATTCGTGTCTGTAATTGTATTGTATGGCGCCCTGACGTTATAGAATCCAATTGGAATCTGTGCATTAAGAAGAGCGACTGAACTGCACAGTCTGTTTCGAGACACGAGACTATATTTTCCATTAAACTTGTTGTTATTGATGAATGTTACTGTTGGTACATTTCCAACAACGTTCCCTGTAGTTGCAGTATCGAGATGAATCAGAATCTTCTCCATTATTATAATGTAAATATAATGATTACAAGATTACACTCCCATTAGGAAAATACGTTGTTGAAAATTGTGAAAATGTATTCTGAACCATTGGTGATTCGCGTGTAATCATCCCTTTCAAAGCAGCCTGTGTGTTATTGATATCTGTAAGTTGAGTAATAGCATTGCGTGACATAGAAGTCAACTTGTTAATTTGCGTGACAACATTTGAACTTACATTACTCCGCATCATTGTATTTGACAATTGTGACAGTGATGTCATGTACATCATTCCAACGTTTGATGAATAATTCTCCTTTTTTCTGAATACAAACATGTAAACCATTACGAGTGAGATTAAAACTAAGGTGACTATTGCGTATGCTTTCATCATATACCCTTGATTAACAAATTAATTACAGACAATGTTACAATGTCCTGGAATGTGTGCAAAATCTCATTCACATTCATTTGAGCATGATGAAATGCAACATCATTCACAACATCTGGAATGAAACTAATCTTGGCAGTCCGAATGACATTCCGAGTAAGAGGGTGTCGCTGAACCTTCCTAAGAGTAACTTGTGTTCGTACACACGGTCTGTTCATGCCTTTCTTTTAATGAATTTTATAATTTTATCTGCATTCTTCTTTGCACCGCCGACGTTCCTCTTCTTAATCTTCTCTATAAGGTTTCTTACAACCTTGACGTTTTGTGGTGCAAGATTCTGAAGAGCTCCAAGTCTCGCTGCATCCTTCTGACCCTTTTCTGGCTTGTTTCCGTAAATTGGATTTCTCGGCTTGACACCCGGATACAGAAACGATCCGGCGAGGACGATGGCCACAGACTCGTACAGGCGTTTCAGGCGTTCTATGGGAAGACCGTAGTGTTTCGAGTAGACTGGGTGTAAATCTTCCCTGCTTGCTCCAGGGACGTATGCCAGTGTACAATCTACAAAATCCATCTTCTCCTCCTTTCCTGGAAATTGAATTTTAAATTGACAAACCTGATAGACGTGCTTTTTCGTGGCGGGTAAATCTTGAATGTCTGGAATAAATTCGTGGACTGTAACTTTTGCACCTGTATTTGTATATGTCCGATTGAGCCATGAAATAAATCCAAAAACTTGACGAGACATGATCATTTTCATGACTGCAGCTCGACGTTTCCAGTCTCTAATTTTATTAGGAACCGCAAATGTGAAATCAAAGTCTCGTGTATTCAAAACCCTTCTCGGAGCACGAACTGCACGAGCCTCTAAATACAATTTGACCCCCATACCGCCCCCAAGTTGAGGAATGAAATAGTTTCTAAACGATTTTAAGAGTGCTCCATTTTTTTTACAATACTTTATAAAAAGTTGAGGCAACTCACGAATGACTGAAAGTCTTGATATGACGTCACTCTTTTCATAGTCTCCACGGACAAGGCACTCGCTCGGATTACAAATCATAATTTCAGATGGAAAGATACCTCCATGGAATCCAGATTTCTTCGAAGGTGAATAAAATCCGTCATATCCGTATTTCAATAGAAATTCAGACGAAAATCTCGAGAATAAATCCTTGTCAAACTCTGTAATTGACAGTCGCTCACCTCTGTTGAACGGCCTGTTTCTAAATCCACGCGGAGTCTTTCCTTTATGAAAAATCTTGTACGCTTTTGTCTGCTGCCACCGAAGAACATTCGTCCCAAGAGCAAACGAAAATCCAATTCGAGTCTTTAGAGACAATTTAATCTTCTTAATGTTTGTGTGGTTCAAGACAAACAGTCGAAGATTCTTCTTTGTAGTAAATGTGCACTTCCGTCCATAGTCTGAAGCGATTTGTGGGTTTTGTGTCATGAAGAAATTTCTGACATCACCGAGCAACGTCTTGCAACCAACTGGAAGACCTTTGTAGAGCCTCGTGTCTTTTGGTATAATTGTTTCCATTATAGTTACTAAAGATTTAAGTTTCAAATAAACAAGGTATGAGTGGAATTACTCTTTTTTTGTCTACTCCGTGCTATGGAGGGTTGTGTCTTCAGGTGTATGCAGAGTCTATAACAAGACTTCAAGAGGCTTGTGCCAAGTACGGAATTCAGTTGATGCTGGATACAACAGAAAACGAGTCTCTTGTTCATCGTGCCAGAAACATTTCAGTTGGACGCTTCATGCAAAAAACACAAGCGACACATTTCCTATTTATCGATGCTGACATTAACTTTGATGCAGAATCAGTCATCCGTTTGATTGCGTCAGGTCATGATGTATCGTGTGCAGTCTATCCAAAAAAGGTTGTCATGTGGGAACAGGCTGAACAAGCAATTGCAGCCGGAAAAGACCTTGCTCGTGCAAGTGCATCTCTTGTCATGAATTTCAAGTACACGCAGACGAAAATTGAAAATGGATTTGCAGAGGTTCTCGATGGCCCAACTGGGTTTCTTCTTATTAAACGTGAGGTGTTTACGAAAATGATGAATCATTATCCGGAACTCAATTGCAAGAATGATCATCAGAATCGAGACTTTGACGACTATTGTGCAGTTTTTGATTGTATGATTGACCCTGTAAGCAGACGATATCTCTCGGAGGATTATGCATTCTGTCGCAGGTGGCAGCAAATGGGTGGAAAGATTTATGCAGATGTAACGACAACACTTGGACACGTTGGAAATTTACGATTTTACGGAAAACTTGAAGATAGACTAAAGAATACGAAAGCCAAATAGGCATGTACGTCGTAATTTGTACTCGAAATAAATCAATTGCAGTTTCGACTCTCCATAGTATGATGACACTCAAAATGTATGCAGGAGGTCAGACTATAGAATTTAAATATGTAGAAGACCTTTCAGCCTTGCCAAAGTTTATCAAGGAGACTGATCGAATAATGTGGTTTGATTATGGGACAAATCTTGATCACGAAAGCCTCAAGTATGCTCTCAAACCAATGGAGAAGGACGTCAAGGTTATAGTCTTTCCTGCAGTCACAGAGGGTATTGATTGGGAAATGTTCAAAGAAAAGGCGGGTTCAGCTGAGCCAGTTCACCAACGAGGATTAAACTTTGACACGGAGGTGAATACAAAAAAGATTACAGGCACAGAACTTCACGATGTCATTACGACCACTGCGCGCGTATGGGTCATGGACAGCAAAGCGGTGGACAAGAAACTGAAGAGTACACAAAAAAATCTGTCTTGTTCAAGTTACGACGGACTCTTTCAGCAGCTCAAGGCACTTAACCTTCGTGTAGCGGCATTACCATCTGCTACAGTCGTCCGAAATTATACACACGAGTGCCTAGGAAACATCCTCCAGATGCCGGGGCTCACTACAACAGCTTAAAACTAGAATTCGAAATCATTGAAATGGAAAAAGAATACATAAGCAAGTCATGGGAGACTTTAGACCTAGAGAGGTTTCCCGGTCCTCAGCCGATTTCAATTGAAAGACGTCATTTTTCAATCCTTCAATCGAAACCGTACCTAGTGTGTGAAAAAACAGATGGAGTGAGGCACATGCTCGTTTGTTTTGAAAATAAAGATGGAAAAAAGATTTGCGCCCTAGTAGACAGAGCCTTTCATGTAACGTATACAACCCTGACTGTCCCAAGAGACACCATCCTCGACGGAGAACTTTTAGGAAACGTATTTCATGTCTACGACGCAATTAGAATAAAGGGGGAGGATTTGCGCCAAAAGTCTCTGGTTGAGCGCCTAGCAAAGGCAAAGGCTGTTGCCAAGTTTATTCTGCGCCAACCGAAACTTCAAGTAAAAGTCAAGGAAATGTATCCTCTGAGCCAGATTCATAAAATTACACTTGGACAAGATACGGATGGTCTGATTTTTACTCCAGTTGACGAGCCTGTCCGAATGGGGACACACGAGACGCTTTTCAAATGGAAACCATTGAATAGAATTACAATTGATTTTTTGGTTCTCAACGGAAAAGATTTGCACATTCAGGGTGGAAAAAAGGTTGGTGAGCTGCACATGAGCATACGCCCATACAAACCAGGAACAATCCTTGAATGCGACTATGGAAAGAACGGCTGGACTCCAGTCAAAGAAAGACTTGACAAGACGTACCCAAATAACAAGAGGACTTTTGAGAGGACACTTGTAAACATTCAGGAAAACATTCAGGCTGAAGAGTTTAGAGATTTACACCGTACATAAATCATGTCGAAAGGCCTTTATAACCTAGGGAATACGTGTTACCTGAATGCGGCTGTTCAGTGTCTTGCACACGTCCCAGAATTGTCAAATTCTTTTTTGAGAAATGGTGCATATGAAGGCCCATGTGAACTCACGAAGGAGTATTCGCTTCTTGTCCGCAGGCTATGGAACAAGCGAATAACAGAGCCAATTGCTCCGCGAGAGTTTGTCCAATGTTTTACTGACAAATTTCCTCAATTTACACCTGGGCGTCAACATGATACGCACGAGGCTGTCCTCTGCCTGATTGACGCACTTGAGAAATCACTCGGCCTAGACTATATGAAGAAGCTTTTTTACGGAAAAGAGGAGCAAATTGTTACGTATCCAGAGGGTGTCTCTAGGCAGATGAATGAATTCATGTCCTTGTACATTGACGACCTGAATACCTACTCGAAACATGTAATTATAGACAATTACGAAGATGACTCTGGAAACAAGTACAATGTTGCTGCAATTCAAAATGTGATTAAACACACGCCTCACTGTCTGACTGTCATCTTTGGACAAAAATGTCCATCTGAAACGATTCCAGAGATTTTTCAGGGGATGGCTCTGTTTGGTCTTGTGGTTCATGCAGGAGTTGCCCACAGAGGGCACTATGCTGCATTTCTGAAGCACAGAAAGCAATGGCGTCTGTTTGATGACGACACAGTTCACCTGGTTGATAAACCGTCTGCGTTGTGTTCTATGGCTTGGTACAAAAAAAAAGTGGAATGAACAAGCTAAAAGACTTGAGCTCCAAAGAAAGAACAAAGATGTTGCTGTCAGTCTGTGTCGGTGATGCTCTTGGAGCTCCTCTGGAGTTCTTAAAGAGACTTCCTACGAGAGCTGAGATTCAAAATGCCCTCAAAATGAGGGGTGGCGGAATTATTGGAGTCGAGCCAGGTCAGGTGACTGACGATTCTGAAATGATGATTTGTCTGTACAATTCAATAATTGATGAAGCTCCAAGTGCACTTGAGTACTATAAAAAATGGATGAAATCAAAACCAATTGACATTGGAATAACAACTCGAAAAGCCCTCTTGGGAATTAAGCCAACAGAAGAGTCTCAGTCAAACGGGTCTCTCATGAGGTGTGCGCCAATAGGGTTTCTTTACCAGGGTGAGTCTGACGAATTTATAGCACAAAAAGCAAAAGAGGATGCGTCATTGACACACGCAAATACTACTGTTCAAGATGCAACTGCGTGTTATTGTATAGCGCTTGCACATTCTCTGAATGGTCGAGATGGATATCTAGCGGCAATGAATTGGGTAACAAATAAAGAGGTTCGAGACTGGCTTTTGGAATCAACTGAAGATGTGCTCGTAGTTGGTTCAGATGGCTATGTTCGTTGGGGGTTTATAATGGCCTTCTGGCATCTCCAACACAGTCGGTCATTTGTAGATGCAATGATTGACACCATGAGTCGAGGAGGAGACACTGATACAAACTGTGCAATTGTCGCAGGCCTCGTAGCAACAAAACACCCTGTTCCCGAGTACATGATTGAAGCAGTCGTGAATAGTGATTCTGGTAGACCGTATTGGCTTCATCCTAAATCATTATATCAAACATGTCACTAATTTTATAAATCATATTAAATGTCTTGTGTCGATCATCTGGTGGTTCTACAATTTCCATTTCAATTTGATATTCAAATGGATTTTCAGAATCCATGTCATCGGCATCCCCTGAAACTTCTGTCAAATCAATTGACAGACCCTTTCTCAAAAATGAAAATCTTTTTCTGTGCTTTACACGTGTAAAATTTTCTTCGACATCTGCATCTCTGTCATATGGAACTTCAGATGAAACCCCCAGACGTACATCAAACGATGCTCCTTCAATCGCCTGATCATTCACATAGACTCGTTTTTTGATGACGGCCGACTCGAGATCATCCGTCTTGTCATTCATCGTAACCCTCTTCGATGTTGACGGATCAATGTACACTGTAGTCTCCTTTTCTGTTGCAGCCTCCCATGACTGATACTTTCTCAGACGTCGAAGAACCTTTTCAAACATCTCCTTTCCGACATTTGTGTCAAACTTTCCGCGATTCATCTTTCCAAAACGAAATTCAATTTCCGTATTGGGCTGATGAGAGTATTCATTAATTTTCTCTTCCCAAGAAGTAAACAAATGCGTCATTGCGTCCATTTACAATACAAGTGACCAACTTTTTTAGACGTCATTTGACTCGTATCGCTCTTCGACTGCGTCCACACCAAAGATAAACTTTTGAGTTGCGTACGCCTTTCCTCTGTATGTCATGCTTGTTGTCCTGACTTCCAGTTCACGAGACGAGAATGGACCCGCGTAGACATCCTCGTTAAACTTTGGAGCACCCAGAGTATTGAGCGAACAGTGTTCCTTGTACGCAGCAACAAATGCATTCTGAGGCATACACTTGTCTGGACCGTAGACGAGCTTTTCGCTGGCCAAAAAGTGCTGAAGTGGATTCGTCATTGTCGCCACCTGAGCCTGTACAGTCTTGAAGTACGCAGGAAGAACACTCCAAATGTCTTTGCTTGCATACATGCCCGAGTATTCGATGTAGGCTCGTACGCATTTACAAAGAATTCGTGGAATCTCTTCATCCAGCTTGTGCTCAAGAGTTGGATCTGGCTGAGACACTTGTCTGGCAAAATTCCACGTTACAAGTCGTCGAAGAACAGACCCAGAATTGTCTCGATAACTTGGCACCTCGTTGCCAGCCAGAATTCCTGGAACATTCCATGTCATGGACATGGCCTTTTCATTCTTTCGCGCGATGGACACATCCTCTCCAGACACCATGGACTGAAACTCAGCCTGCTCGAGTGCAAGATCACCCTTGACCTCAGGGCTGATGAACATGAAGCCGTCGTGGATGGACCAGAGACCAAATTTTTTCTCAATGTTATTTGAGAGTGTTCTGACATCCTCTGGATCATAAAACTTTTTGCAAACCTTTGTAATGATTGTAGACTTGCCAGACCCGGCAATACCCTTCAAAAACGGGATAACCTGCCACGAGTCGTGTTCGTTTGTATCAAAGCACAAACGGCCAATGAAGACGTACATCCAGTTGCAGACTTCCTCAGAGAATCGTTGATAATCTAGAATTGATTGAATGACTGGAGTGTCAATCTTTCGCCAGTCTTCAATTGCAATCGTCTCTTCTGGAAATTCCTGATCGAAAAACTTGCAACTGACAATTGTCGGATCGAGTGTCGTCCCGTGAGGATAGAATGTACAGACGTACTTGTCATCCTTCCAGTCTTCTCCTACAAAGATTCCATTCTTGAACGACCATACATGCCTATTCTTTTGAATTTCTGGAAATTGAATGTCTCTACAGACTGACATGTGTGTCACAGTGTCTCTGACAATACTTCCTTTGCTTGTCAAGTTTTTCCACATGTCATACTTGTCCTCTTTTTGCGTATAGAAATAGACAAACTCTTTGATTTCCATTACTGGTTTCCATGCTCGAGTCAGGTGCCCATCGCTTGTTTCAATTTGCTTACAGCACTGTCCCTTGTACCGTTTCATTTTTTGGGTATACGTCTTGTTTAAAAGGTACAGGAGAAGATGCTGGTACGGACTCGACTTGTCTTCATCCTCTGGGCCATTGTCCAGAGTTTTGCAGCGAAAGAGTGACGAATCCATGTCACCACCAGACGGTGTAACAGTCGGACTGTTGATTCTTTCAAACGACCTGACGTACCGAAAGATGATTTCATATGCATCGTCGGCAGTCTCAATCAAACGCATGAGACGAAACGAAATGCGAAACTCGTCGCCATTTGTATCAATTGAAGCATTATCCTTTACTCCGAGTTCGCTCGACCGGTGGTACAGCTCAGAAAAGAGGTTTACCAGGCGGCGTTTTTGTTCATAGATGCGATCCAGGTCGACATTCTGAGGCATTCCATTCGAGTCGAGCTCATCCTCTCTGAAAAATTGTCTAAACCCATTTGTGAGAGGAGCAAACCTGTCCCCCTTACAGGTCAGCCCCATCTTTTCTTCCAGCTGTCCAATAAATTGCTCAAGACGTTCTGGGGTAAGAGAGGTTACCTCAGAACGCAATACTTCCATTCGGATTTCATTTGCGTGCTTTTCCGTATTTGTACGATCAATAATATGCATAGTATAAGAGCGCTATATTTTTTTAGGCCTCATTCCCCTTTGGTGCAGAGCAGTAGGTGTTGAGTGCCGTAAGTATCTTGATTGAAATCATATTGTGCTTCTCCAGACTCTTTGCAATCAGGACGGCTGCATCCTTGAGTCCTGCAAGAGAAGTTGCAATTGTCTCACCATCCTCTGTACTGAGGAATGTTGCCAGAGCATCAAATGGATCAACCATCTCCTCCTCGTCAAACTGATCAAGCTCTTCTGGGTCGGTCTCCATTTATTATACGCCAATAAATTGTATATGCGTGGAATGACGCGGCTGAAATTATTTTCTTGGCTTACTGTAAAATGGCGGGTGGTCTTATGCAGTTAGTAGCTTACGGTGCTCAGGATGTCTATCTTACCGGTAACCCCAAGGTTACTTTTTTCCAGGCTGTGTACAAGCGTCACACCAACTTTGCCATGGAGCTGATCCAGCAGACCACCAACGGTTCTCCAGCATCCAGCGGCCGTGTGTCCGTGACCATTGCCCGCAACGGTGACCTGGTTGGCAACATGCACGTTGCACTGACCCCAACTGCCAACGTATTGAGTTCTAACAACAACTCTTTCGACGTCAACTGGGTAGCCGAGCGTGCAATTGCAGCTGTTGAGCTGACCATCGGTGGCCAGCGCATTGACAAGCACTACCAGACCTGGTGGCGCCTGTACTCTGAGGTTTTCCTCGCCGAGTCTGACAAGTATGCATGGGCCAAGATGACCACCATGGCCAACCCCTCAGGCGGCAGTAGCGGTGCTGCCTCCCCATCAAAGGTGTACCTTCCTCTTCTCTTCTTCTTCAATCGCAACCCAGGCCTGTACCTTCCCCTGATTGCTCTCCAGTACCACGAGGTTCGCCTTGACTTTGACCTGACCAGCTACTACGCCAGCTATTTCGGCACCAACAACGCTTTCGAGGTCTGGGCCAACTATGTCTACCTGGATACTGAGGAGCGCCGCCGCTTCGCCCAGAAGGGTCACGAGTACCTGATTGAGCAGGTGCAGCACACTGGCGGTGATCAGCTGACGAGTTCCGGAACCAACGAGGGCAATATCCAGCTCATTCGTCTGAGCTTCAACCACCCCGTCAAGGAGCTCATCTGGTGCTACACCAACTCAGCTGGCTCAGCAACTGCCCAGTTTAACACCATGTGGAACTTCTGCACTGGAACTGGAAACGTCAATGTTACCAGCAACGTTCAGCTCATCGCCTCCTCCAACAACTACCTTCTGGGCAACCAGACTGGTGTCCCACTGATTTTCAACACTAACGGTCTGTCATCATCTGTATACGTACCTGGCCTTGGCACAGGCGGTGCAAGCGGCAATTGCTATTGGGTTGAGGAGGGTAACCTGGTTCTACCAACTTCAACTACAATAGGTGTCGAGGTTGGTCCTCTCCATCTGTTCAAGGTTATCCTCAACGGCCAGGATCGCTTCAAGGAGCAGTCTGGCAAGTACTTCAACCAGGTTCAGCCATTCTACCACCACACCGGCACCCCCTACCCAGGTATCTACGTGTACTCCTTCGCCCTGCAGCCAGAGGAGCACCAGCCAACCGGCACTTGCAACTTCTCTCGCATTGATAACGCACAGGTGTCTATCCAGCTCAAGTCCAATACCCAGGCAACACTGCAGAAGCTCTTTGCCGTCAACTACAACATCCTGCGTATCCAGTCCGGCATGGGCGGCCTGGCCTTTAGTAATTGATCCTCCCATATCAAAATACAAAAAAACGGGCTTCGGCCCCAAGAACGTTCAAGGTTCTTGAGGCTTAAAACTGTAAACTCATAGTTGGTATAGCATGGAAGAAGAATTGAAAAAGTGCTCTAACTGTAGCAGAGCTGCTCAACCAATTTCATCTTTCATCAACATTAAAGGGAAGGAATGTTCAACGTGTTTAAAATGTCGTGAAAAAGGAAAAAAACACGACTTTAAACCAGAAAGAAGAAAATATCACAATGACATTCAAAAAGAAAATGAATATTACAAGGTTTGGAGAGCAAAGCAACTGGAAGAAAGACCAGAAGAGTACAGAGAACACAACAACAAGGTACAGGCTCTATGGAAGGATAAAAATCCAGGATACATCGCAGGATGGTCACGAAAAAATGTAAACACAAGGCTTGATTCTATAAAACGCTCTGCGCAAACACGAGGAATTGAATGGAACCTTGAAGAACTAATGATGACAACTGAGTGCATATATTGTAATCATATAGACTTGGAAGTACGTGTAAATGGAATAGATAGATTAGATTCTAGCAAAAGTTACACTATGGAAAACTGTCGTCCATGTTGTAAGAATTGCAATTACATGAAGGGAAGTTTAGACCCAATATCATTTATTCAAATATGTAAAAAAATTTCAGAGTGCTCAAAAGAATTCCCAGAAATTCAACAATGTCTTGAGCACAAGAAAACTAGGAAAACTATTCCTGAATAGTTTCCAGTGAAATGACTGGAAATTCGTACCAATTAAGTTCTGAATCGAGTTCGTCACGATCATCTGGGAATGATCGCAGAATGCTAATATCAATGAAATTCTTCATATCTTCTTCAGTTCCTAGAAAAACATGCTCTTGACGAATTCGTTCTACTCGATTATCTGAGAGTCTCACGAGACCTGTAGCCTTTTCAAAACTCACCATAAGTTTTGAATCGACACAGTCTTCGTCTTCACAGTGAGATGCTACAAACGTATACGGTCGAAGATATGTCATTCTATACAACTTGTCCTCCTTTTGATTAAAAACCTTTTGACAAATCTCCATACCCTCTTTGTACTGAGAGTCGGTAAGTTTCTCTTTTATAGAGTCCAAAAAGTTGGAGACATCGTGAGCCATTTATTTGATTGGATATAATTCTTTTATGCTTGTAAAATAAACTCTTTGACATTTGTTGGTTTTTTGTTGTAATCATTACTGTACTCTTTAATCATTGTAGTTCCTTGTGTGTACAAGAATGCATTATAAAGAGCCAAAACAATTAACGTCTCTTTGACATCAAATGGATGATGTCTGACTAGATACAATGGCTTTGCATGAATGAGAATGATTAATACAGCCACTGCAGTAATTTTGTAATCGTATTCTTTTGCGACAAAGAATGTACTCAGAATTAAATGAATTGCCAAAAGCAACAGAGGTGAAAACTTTACTAGTTTTACCCACCACAATACAAATACTGCAAAGACCCATACGCTAAATGATTTCATATTAAAATATACAATGAAAATTATTCGGTCTAGAAGCTGAATGCATTCTTCATGTAAATGGAACCAGCGCATCTTCGGGCAAAGCTTGAGACGAAACTTCTTGTATGGAACCGTCACATTATTCGTTGGAAACGACAGAATAAACCTCCAATAGGGTATGTATACAGAGTTTTGTATTTTATATTTGAACCTTTCATATTTAAATATCCTGATTCGATCCCAGTCATTGAAAAGACTATTCGGGTTTTGCACATTGTACTAAAGACTGGTATGAATGTTCCATTTCCAGACAATTTTTCAGAATACATGCATTCATTGTTTGATAATGTAATTGAAATGTACAGTGCAATATTTTTCATTCCCATAAAAAATCTATGCACATTGTAAATGCCAAAAGCCGCGACTGAGAAGAAAAGCATTCGATACTCCCCGTACACAGTCTCAAATGCAAGCAAAAAGACTGTTCAGAGGTACAAAGCCAAACAAGAAATGTCAGCCATCATGTCTCTTTATAAAGCGTCAGGTATCCCAATGGATATAATTCGTAAAATTATACCTAAAAAGTAATGGCTACAAATGCAGATCTCTGACTGGAAAGACAATCACTCTTGAAGTTGAGTCGAGTGATACAATTGCAAATCTCAAGGCGAAGGTTCAAGACAAAGAAGGAATTCCACCGGATCAACAACGTCTTATTTTTGCTGGAAAGCAACTTGAGGATGATAGGACAATTGCGGACTACAATATCCAAAAAGAGTCTACTCTGCATCTTGTTCTTAGACTCAGAGGTGGCTTAAACGTTTGATTCTCATTCAAAGTATACAACAGTGTCCGAGTTGGTCTAAGGAGCCAGACTTAAGATCTGGTGGCATTGCGCCGCGTGGGTTCGAACCCCACCTGTTGTACATTATCAATCACCTTTTCCTGCTTGATAATGTACGAAGAACCTGAAGAATTCGTTAGAAGACTGGAGAAAAAGCCTAGAATAAATCCATTGTTTCAAAATGTACATCTCCTCCCCGATGGAACTATAAAATCAGAAGAGGCTCTCTTGATTTCAATTCAAAGAAAATGGAAAGAGAGTGTTTATAAACCAGGTGGATTAATGTATAAAAAAGTTGCAAACCAGTTTAATATCTTGGCAAATGACAGATAGTATGATCCCCTCTAATCAGTTTGGCCCAGAATTTTTTTCAATAATTGGGGGGTTAGTTTTTGCGTTTTTAGGCCTCATAGTCAGATATGCATATCGTTCAAAATGCAGGCATACTAAATTTTGTTGTATAGAAGTTGATAGAGATGTAGACATTGAAACTGAACACATAGAAACACCGCTCGAATAAATTGATAATGTGGAGAGCTGTTCAAAATTCTCTTTGGGTTGAATGGAAAATAAAGGATCCAGGACTCACTGAAAGAGAATTATGGAAAAAATACAAACACGAATGGATTGAAGCATACCGTCCATTTGTAAAACAAAGAGACTTGCCAAATTGGCTTCTAAAAGCTTGACACATTTACATTGTAAAATGGTAGACCGTTCAGGATTCTATGTAATTTCAGTAATCACAAATCCTATGCGCTACAAGCAGAGAACCAAACTCTTTCTTGAGTTTATGGCTCGCATGCAAAACTATAAAGTAAATCATGTAGTCGTTGAGTGTGTTCACGGTGAACGGCCGTTTGAGGTTACACACCCTGGTAATCCGTGGCACATTCAACTTCGTACAAAGTCTGTCGTATGGATGAAGGAGAATCTGATTAACATTGCGCTCAATCGTCTCCCGGCCAATTGGAAGTACGCTGCGTGGATTGACGGAGATGTCGATTTCGTAAACCCAAACTGGGTGGATGACACTATTCATGAGCTGCAGCATGCTCCGGTTGTTCAGTTGTTTGAGAACGCAATTGATCTCGGACCCAATCACGAATTTCTTACAAAGTGGGAATCTTTTGCTTCGTGTTACACAAAGGGAAAGCCATTCCGTGGTTCAAAGAAGGATGTCGGTCAGTACTCTGCAAAGGGAACTTACTGGCATTCAGGATATGCATGGGCTGCAACACGTGAGGCTCTGAATGGTTTTGGAGGACTCATTGACTTTGCAATTGCGGGTGCAGGTGATCATCACATTGCCTGTTCCATAATCGGAAAGGCTTCACTTTCTATTCCACCGGATGTTCATCCAAATTACATCAAGATGATTCACGAATGGGAGGAGCGTGCAGTCCGTACTGCCCACAAGCATCTTGGGTTTGTCAAAGGAACAATTGTTCACTATTGGCACGGGAAGAAGCGAGATCGGCAGTATCGAGGCCGTTGGGACATTCTGAAAAAGTATCAGTATGACCCGACCCGTGACATTCACAGGGATACGAACGGACTCATAGTTCTTCATCCTTCACACACTGGCCTTCGGGACGACCTTCACAAGTATTTTCAGTCTCGAAATGAGGACAGCATCGACGTAGTTTAAAAACGTAAAGATAATGAATATAAATGAATTCTGTACCTGTAAGAGTACTCTACAAAGGGAATAAATATGAGGTCCTGAAAGTCCTAACAGACGAATATATTCTTCTAGGACTCACAAGAGAGTTTAATGTAAAAAAAGTTGATTGTACCATCTTATCTACGCATCTAAAGTTTTCACCCAAGATGTAATTGAGGGGAGGTGCCCCTTGCTCCTGTCCTCTAGTTGGTTAGGAGAACCGGCTGTTAACCGGTCAACACAAGTTCGAATCTTGTCGGGAGCGTCTTTCTTCATTTATAAAGAATACAATTGTCTTTTTTTAAATGAAGAAATCGCCAATTCCACGTGCTCTTCGTGAGCAAGTTTGGATAACCTTTATTGGGAAAAAGTTTGAGCACAAGTGCCTTGTTACGTGGTGTGAGAATACAATAACTGTTTTTAATTTTGAAGCTGGTCACATGATTCCAGAAAGTAAAGGCGGGACGTTGAGCATAGATAATCTCAGGCCAATTTGTTCCAAGTGCAACAAGTCTATGGGGAATTCGTACACAATTGACGAGTTTTCAAAGATTAGTAAGCGAACGACCCATCTCTGGGAGTGTTTCAAGTATTCAGGATGCACGTGAGAATCGAACGTGTTCAGGTTTTATGTTTTTTCTCATATACCTGAAGAGGATTTGGTTTGGAAAGTTGGCTCGCATCCACCGAAGCCAATACTTTAATTCTTTTGGAGCTATGTTTGCTCCGGTATAACTTTTAATCATACCTAGGACTGTCGTTGGATTTAGATGGACAAGTCCTTTATCTATAACAATGTGCGGCTTTTTCAGTGGTTCGTTGAAGATTATATCTCGTCCCTTTCCAGGTGGTGGTCTGTTTGGAGAGCGAGTCGGAATCCTTCTGCCTACTGAACCCGGCAATGGTTTCAGTGCATACATGCCTCGTATAAGACCAAGTCGAAAGTTGTTGAGGTAGCCCAGGCGATTTTCAGTATAGGCAGTCTTTGGCTCCTTCTTCTTTTCTTTAATCGCCTCTTCCGTTGCGAGCATTTGTTCTAGGAGCTTTTCATGGGCAATATTCTTTTGGAGGTTTGTGAGATTTGAAACGTTAATGTTTCCACCAGCTTGTATTCTCGTCATCATTGTATTTAGCAGATTCGTCTGAAGAAGATTCTTCGCCTGTTGATATCTGGTTCCAAAGAGTCGAAACTTGTGAGGAGCATTCGCAGAGTTGGCTCGGACTGCATGGCCATTCAGACGCACGTAATAGAGTTCACCCTGTGCATTTTTGAACAATTTTGCAGTACTTCCAGGAATTTTGTATGCGTTGATTGAAAGATTTGTTCGTTTGAGGTGTGCAGGTGGTTGGCCATTTAAAGTGTTTGAGATGTATGGTAAATTTTTCGAATTGATGAAATCCTTCGCCTTGACAAGAATTCGTTCCACTTTGTTCCATGGTAATTCAGGTCGAGTACCACCAGGTGTTCTTATTTGTCCTTGTTTTCCTACACGGTATTTTTTACCATTTAAATTAATCTCCATTACTATATATTCAGAAAATATAATATCCCTAGAGTGTAACTCATCAGTCTTCTCTCTGGAACTATTAGGATGTGTCCATTTTCTTGAACTGAGCTCAGTCTCTGCAGAACGGGCACGTGAGTTTCATCTCCAAGACGCCCAATTGTTGCAAGAGTTCCTGACAATTCATTGAAACAAATTGGACATCTTCTTAAAAAGACTGGGCATTTTTTTAATAAGATGAAGGTTGCAGGGACTCCTGATGAAATTTATACAATCATGGAGGCTTCATTCAGAAACATGTTTCGAAGAATGTACCCAAATATGCTCAAAGGAAAATCGTGCGAGTGGTGCAACACGACAGAAAACCTCAATCGGTGCCATGCAAATAAAACGAGACCACAAATTGCTCACGAAGCAATTGCAAGTGTCCCTGAAATTGACGGAATGAAATCATGGTCTGATATAATGGATAGATTTGTCGCACTTCATGAACACGAGCCTGTTAAAATCCTCTGTCAAAACTGTCATCGGAAGTTTGACAAGTCTTAAAAGAATCAAGCGTATTCTAATCATCAAATGCAGATTCATACCCTCATTCTCAAGGTTGACGATGCCAAGGCTCGTCTCAAGGAGCTCAACGCAGAGCTCAAGGCAAACCTGGAGGACACTCAGGTGTACAAGGATGTCCTTCAGGCGACAATGGAGGACAAGCGATACAATGTAACTGAAAAGATGGCTTCGTCTCATGCGCTCAAGGTTGCTCTCGAACATTTTAGACCTAAGGATGAGTAACTCTACTGGGGTATATGTACGTACATCAGCCAATGTACACGTATCTGGGGAACAAACGTAAATTACTTGACGGAATTCTAGATGGCGTCAATGATGTAAAAAGGATTTTAAAGAAGAATTCACTCAAACTCATGGATGGCTTTACAGGGTCTACTGTTGTTGCTAGATCCTTTGTAGAACATGCAGAAGTTCTTTATTCTAATGACATTGAGCTTTATTCACACATTGCAGCAAACTGTTTTCTGAAACGTCCGACGCCTGAACAACAACTTGAAATAAAGCGTCACATTGACTTTATGAATTCAATGACTGAATTCACCCCTGGTATAATTACTGAAATGTATGCACCTGCAGATACTAGTAACATTCAACGAGGGGAAAGATGTTTCTTTACCCGTGAAAATGCACTACGAATAGATACATGGAGAAGCTACATTGACACAATTGATCCTGAACTCAAAGACTGGTGCCTGGCACCCATACTCGTTACAATGTCTATTCACTGTAATGGGTTGGGTCATTTTAGGGCGTTTATAAAGGACAAGGATGACACTGGAAGTTTCAAGGCTGGAAAGCGTGTCACTGAACCACTTGTTCTGACGGTGCCTGTGTGGCATGAATCAAATGCATCAATTATAAATTATAATGAATCAATAAATGATTTAATTTCTAGAATGAATGATGATTCAATTGATTTAATTTATTATGATCCTCCTTATAATCAACATGAGTATGGATCATTTTATTTTCTTTTAAACATTGTCGCTACAAACAAAAAGCCTACAAATATCAATGAGGTGACTGGACTTCCAAAGGTGCGTACAAAATCTGACTACAACTCAAAGGTCCGTGTTCTCAAGGCATTTGAGGATTTACTTTCAGAGTCGACTCGAGTTTCAAAGTATGTCCTGATTTCGTACAGTGACGATGGCTTTGTCAAGGAGGATGACTGGAAGAGAATACTTGAAAAGTACAAGTACAGAAAGTATGTAAAAACATACAAGCGATACACTGGCAGAGGAACTGCAACTGGTGAAGGGAAAAATGACGTTCAAGAAATTTTATTCCTCATCAGTCTTCATTTTCCTCTCCAAGACTGTGAGACAGCACATACCTAGGAGAATTGTCATTCCTGCAAACACACAAAATCCCATGAACTCAGCTTGCATTTAATGAACAAGGGTCTGTATCCTCTAAGAAGATGTTCATTTGATTGACATGCCAACGAGATTTATAGAATGCATAGTCTGCATTCGGAGCCTTAATGTCTTCGACTGTGACATGTGATCCATATTTAACATTCCATAAATCTCTCTTCTTCTTTTCAATTATAAAATCCAAGAGTTCAGTTTCTTCCAAAATCTTTTTTGGGTCATCTCCTTCCACTGCAATTGAGACATTTGATCCAGGTCTTCTGAATACTGTTACGACTGGCCAACAGCATGTTCTTGATTTCATCTTAAGTTACAAGTTGACGTACTGTTTATGCGCGAGTTCACATACTTCATGTATAGTACTAGACTCTGAGAAATGCACTGCAGTCCAGTGTTTCATGGTTCGTACGGGTTCAAGGTTACACAGGGAATCGTCAATGTACAAGTATTTACTGTTTTTTTCAAGGACTGCATAGGCTCTTGGGTCTGGTTTGAGATACCCACCCTTTGGAGCTATGTTTACTTCGTCACTAATTGCTAATGCAACTGGTGTTGCCCACATTTTTGGTGAATTTGTAAAGAGGGAAATGTTCCAGTTGTACTTGAAAAGAGAATGAATCTCCTTGGCCTCGAGTTGGAATTCTGTTCCGTGAATAACCTCAGACAGATGTTCTAGGAGGAGTCTATCATAGACTAGTCTGTTGAAATCGGATGTGTCAATCTTGTACTCTTTGTACAGACCAATGGCTGTGTGACCATGCTTGCGGTAGAATCTCTCCGGATCCTTACAATCCGGGAGTTTTTGATGCACATATCGATTGCAATTTGTATTTACGTGGTCTTGCAAGTTTTTGTCACGCAACAGAACACCGTCAATGTCAAGCAAAAGTGTCTTGAGCATACATTGATATAAACGTAAAACTTTATAAAACAATTAATGGATTCAGAACGTCTGAGAGAAGCTGCTTCAATGTTCCATAAACTTCCACCGGCTCCTCCGCCTCCTCCGCCTCCTCCAGAGCCTGAGAAGAAAGAGTCTAAAATGAAAGTTTTTATGAAGCGTTTATTTTCATTGGAATAAATTATTGAATTATAGTAGAATGGCAAATATATGTCCGACAGTTTTTGGCCCATATTTTTGGTCAGTTGTTCACATGTCATGTTTAAGTGCAGGGCTCGATGTTTCTGATGAAAAGGCGGCATCTCTTTCTCAGTTTTTTGATTCCATGCCAGGTGTTCTTCCATGCAAACAATGTGGGAAGCATCTCAAGGAAAATCTAGCAATTTTTCCATTTGATCGGTCAGATCCATTTCGGTGGTCAGTCGATCTTCACAATCTCGTCAATTCTCAGCTCAACAAGCCCGAGATTGACTATGACAAGGCGTTTCGGTACTGGTCTGCACGGTGTTCAGGTGGTCCTTCACATCAAAATATAGTACTCATTTTGATTGCAATTCTGGTCATTCTGTTTGTACTGTACAAATTTAAATCTTAGACTCTATCAATGGAATCAGTGCCCGGCACATCAATCTGGAAAAACTCTAAAACAGGTAAATACTATAAAGTAACGAATAAAGGAAAGCTGGTCAAGATTGGCAACTCGGAACTAGTTGGAAATAAACCACTTTATGAAATAATTGGAAAAAACACTGGAACAATTAGTGCGGGTGGCTTGAAAATTTACAAGACGAATGCAAACAATTTATTTGTTGTTAAAAACGGTGTTATAAAAAAGTCTTTTTTAGGAAAGACGAAGATTAAAACTCTACTAAACAAACCTGTAAACACGACGTACAAAATACCCAACGGACATGTAAACACTGGTCAATACACAAAGAATGGAATGAAGGTGTACAAAAATGCGTACAATCAATTGTACATAGTGAAAAACGGGATTATAAAGAGGACATTTGCCGGAAAAAATGCTCTTGAGACTCCTGTTCTTGTTCCTATAGTTAAGCCAAGTGCAAGTCACATTGCTGCCACAAATTCAGCCTATGTTGAAAAGGTTAAAAAGTTTTCGGAAAAGTTGAAAGAGTTGAAAAACTATGAAGGTCCAAATAACAATCAGCCCTATAAAAACTATGTCGCAAAGCAGCGAAATGCTCCCATTGCGTACATGTCAAGAACAAATACAATGACCTATAAATATACGACACTCAGGGGCTTCAAGGCTAATGTATTGTCTTCTGCTGGGTGGAAAGAATCACTTGTAAATGGTCCTCCAAAGTTTGTGTACGACTCGCAAAAAATCACAGTTCCTTATAGTCAGTATGTTCTTCATAAACAGCTTTTATTCAAGTATGGCCGAAATGTAAATTCAATGAACAACGTGCGCCTTTCTGACATTATAGATACAAAATGGATGGTTGAACAAGATAAATACATACGGAGTCTTACGACTAGGCAACTGTTTACAGTCTTTGGATTTTCTCGAAATGGAGATAAATGGGCTCATGCATACCTTGACAGACAATTCAATATCAATAGATTTACATTTCATGACTACACTTATTTTGCAATGTTTTTCCAGGCTCGTGAATACTACAAGATTAATACGGGTTCCATTGAACAGGATTATGAAATTGTATGCAGAATGATCAAGGCAGAAAAACGAATGAGTGCTTTTGAGGCTATAATTAGTATGTTTATAAATGAACTGAATGACATTATTCGAAAGGCTCCAGCAGTTACTCGTTCATTCATTACATTTCGGGGGGTACAAGATGACAGATACTTGTCGGGTGCAATTGACAATACATATACAACTGAGAGATTTTGTTCAACGAGTGTAAGTGGTGATACTGGTCACTACTTTTCAAAAGGACACGCTCTTCAGAGGATAACAATTTTAAAAGGATCAAAGTGCCTGATGATGTTTGGTCTTTCGACATTTCAGACTGAACTTGAAATTTTACTGCCACGTGGTTCCACGTATAGGATTACTCAAAAGAGGAGCAATGTCACGAATGTAGCTGGAAATGTACAACCGGGTACTGCAGAGTACGGGAAACATGTTAAACAGCTGATAGACATTGTACTCTTAGGAACTGTCCAGGTAAAGAACACAAACTAAATGATTACAATGTCTAGTCAGCTTTTTGAAAAGATTACACCCTTTCTCATTGATGATTACAATTCTGTTGCGTACAAATCTGGAATGATTCTTGAAGATTACCTAGAACTCCGAAGGCATGAATTAGAGTGCATGGAACTTCGATTTCCGGGAATGTCAGACTATTATCTCCGTAAAATGAATCGATTTGGTATCTTCACCAAAGTTATAGGCGTGTCATTCCTTCTCCTTAATTTAATAAAGTCTCATAGGTAAAGCAGGTTTTTTGGTAATTATGGCTTCTTGTAAAGGTTTTATGACACGAACATATCCAATGTACGTTACAATGAATGAAATTACAAGAACGAGTATGACCCACCGACCCCACGCCTTTGTTTCGGGGGGAGGTTTAGGTGGAGGAGGTGCGTGTTTCAATGCATCTACTATTCTTTCCAACTCTACGTTGAGCAGTGGTGGAGGTGGAGGATCTGGTTTTATAAAGACACACTTGAATCGAAGAGTAAATGCATTATTATCAAAATTATTAAAATTTAAAAGCTGACCATTTTTGTCAATCCACCGTACAGTGAGCCTGTCAAGTTTCACTATAGGGTAATCGTACTCTACATATTGTTTGTAATCACTCGTCTCTTTGAAATTCTTTACATATCCTCCGGGGACATCCATTGGAATCATTCCAAATGAACTTCTGATTGACGATCCTTCGGTTGTTCCGTTGATCAACTTTTTTGCATCAAGAACACTCGTTGTCCTAAATTCCTGAATGTCGAGAAAGACGTATTCGTTTGTCGACAAGTTTACAATTACATTAGAGAGTGCAATGTTGGTCGTTCCGTAGACTGGGTCACTTGCATACACAGGATTTGAAGATGCAGGGGTAGAAGAAAGAGACGAACCTATAATTCCAAGGGTTGTTCGAGCTTCATTTGAATTTGGGGTGATTGTAAATGGAATAGCATCTGAGAATAAAAACTTTCCCTGGTCAAGGAGATATGTGACTTTTAAGGATCCTCCAGACGAATTTGTAATTGCAGATGCAAGTCCTTCTGCTGAATAATATCCCGGTAGAATTGAAATTGAATTGATGAAATTTGTTCCATTGTTTACATTAAAGACTGTATTTGGAACTTTTGCCGCCACAAGATCTATTCGGACTATATTCTTTATTGGATTTGTCAGGTACAACGTGTATGCATTTCCATTTGGATAAAGATTAGAGTCTCTGTTTGTAGAGTCTGCATATACATATTTAATAACTTGTGAGTCATCCATCTACTACTGTTTGAGATAAAAAAATGAAGATTGAATTTGACATTGAATCATTGCTTCTGCAGGCAAAGGATGACAATGGTGAAATAATCAAAAAATGGACATTTACAGACTTTGAAGAGGTGTTAGGGTATGAGATTACACATTCAACGTACTACGTGATGGCTACATACATTAAGAATAATTGGAACGAAAATTCCAACAACCTCATTGACAGGGCGATAGACTATTATTTTGCACTTGAACAAGATGAAATTTACAAAATGAAGGAAAAACTATTTGATGATGTCAAAGTTTTACTTTCACATTATAAACTTAGGACTGAGTATTACAATCAAATTTTATCAGAATTTATTCCATCTGGATAATTTCAGATACAAAATGGGGGAGTAATGGTGAAACAAAATTCCAGATGCGTTTCATTCGGTGGGTTGCCCCGATGAATACAATTGAATCTAGAAGATCTTCACCCAATGTATTTTCGTGTAAATCCCAAATTAATTGAATTGTAGAATATAAATCAACATCAATGATTACTTTATATTTTTTTCCAGATTGTCTGATGAATGTAATTAAATCATCATAATGGAGTGGCTGTGAGGTGACATTAATTCTCATCATAATCAATTGTTATTCAAAACTCTGGGACAAGGAGGCGCTTGATTTGTCTGCAAAACTCATTGAAATTAAAAATATGCAGAATAAATAAATGAATCTTCCTTATGACATTCTTCGTGAAATTGCATCAAAGGATCCTCAAGTTCGAAAGGAAATGTCTCGTGCGATAACTAGTTACAAGAGGACTACGATGCCAATTGGCCTTGCAGTCACAAAGGTTGGGTCAAAAATAATAAGTCCAAATCGCCGAGTTATCAACAGAAGTACGATGAAACAAAAGAAGGAGCCATTTGCATCTGTACTGAGACGTCCAGTGAATGCAGGTGTTCCGGTTGCCTTGAAGAATAAAAATTGGAAATTCTATACATCAGCTCGAATGTGGCCAAGCAATGTTCCTACAGTAGTATTCTACAATTCTAAGAATGGCCAGGGATTTATGATTAATAAAAAGACGGGTGCACGAAAACCAACTCAAGGGCGATTTAATTTCATTCAAAACAGACCAAAGGAGTCACGAAAATCAAATGACACATATCAAGACTATCTAAAGAGGGCAAATAAAGCAAAACGAATTTTTGGGGGTCAGGAATCACGAACCAAAAAGAAGAATCTTATAAATGCAAATGTAAAAGTTTTTTTGAATACGGGGAACAAAAGTGTCTTGGACAAATGGACACTTCCGGATCTCGTATGGTGGTCAAAGCATACAGTGTGGGCAAACGGAAACTATGTAAAACGTGGAGTTAAATGGACTCACGGGGGTGGAAGAAACGTGACGAGAAATTCACTTCTTGAGGACATTCAGATTTTAAATAGTATACGTAATTAAATGGATGATTGTCTTCCACTTGGGAAAATACCATTTCCGTTGACATCCGAGTCTATAAGACTCAATGCACATTATATTCTTGACATTTATAGCGTCGAGGATATATTTTGTAGGATGGAAGCTGACAATTTTAATCTTGGCACTTGAATACATAATTTCAATAATTGTAAAGTACATGTTTTTACAGAAAAACTTTAAGCAAACATCAGAAGTATCTGAAGGGGATGTAATAATAGTGTGTCGAGGTGAAGCTTCAGACTTGGCAGAGCTTTTCATGTATCACGTCTCTGGACTTTTATATACAGGAACAATTTACGGTCACGTGGGTCAAGTTTTCAAAGATTATGATGGACAACTGAAAGTTGCGGATGTACGATTCAACAAGAAACACGAAAACTCGAATAGGCACTATATAGACACAGTCCCAGACTTTATAAACAATTATGAAGGGAAACATTACATAGTAAAACGCGATTTAACGTATGATGAAAATATGAGACTTACAAACGCGGTTCATTTAATTGCCGAAAATACAGGGCACTGCACAGACTGTTTTAACCCTGTTCGACTAGCAAAAGTTCCAAATAAAGATGCATCAACTGATGAAATTCTTGAATTTGGAAAGGAGTATGGGTTTGGGTGTGCAGAAAACATAAACTTTATTCAGAGAATTGCAGGCGTGAGTAAAATTGATGACCGTTTTGTTCTTCCTCACCACTTTTCACGCAACGAAAATGTCTATTTGTATTAAAGGTTTGCAAATAATACTGTTTATAATGAAGTTCAGTATAGTAATGGGGTATTATAATAGACGTCAGCTTCTTATAAAGACTCTTTCAACAATTTCAGAAACAAAAGTTGCCCATAAAGACATTGAAGTTATAATAACAGATGATGCTTCTAAAGAAGAACACGATATAAGTGATCTTGTTGACAAGTATCCGTTTACAATTATTCTTTTGAAAGTTTCTCCAAGTGAAAAAAAATGGATAAACCCTGTTGTTGCTTATAACAAGGCCATTTCACGAGCAACTGGTGACTGGATAATCATTCAAAATCCAGAAGTTTATCATTCTGATGATTTTTTATATTTTCTAAAAACTGCTGACACTAATATATATTGGTCTATGCAGGTATACGCTGAACGGAATGGCTGGTATTCACACCCTGTACATAGACCATGTTTCTATCATTTCTGTACCGCGATTCATTCTTCAAAACTAAAACTTGTTGGAGGGTTTAATAACGAAATGGCAAACGGAATTGATTATGATGACAATGAAATTCTAGAAAGAATCAAACGAGTCTGTATCCCTGAATATGCACCTATTGACGGTGTTCATCAATGGCACCCGACAAGCGAATCATATTCATTAGCTCATGCTAATGTACTTAGGATGAATAATTTCGAGGTTTTTCAAAAAACACGAAATAATGTAAATTTTATTTATTGTAACCCTGCTAGTATCTGAGTAACCTGTCGGCTTGTATTTCCTTCTCCAAGCCATTTTGTATCTATTGGATTCTCTTCTTCCAACCACGAATAAACATCTTCAAAGTTTTGAGGGTTTAGTGAAAGCCTGAAACTACAATTTGATTTGTAGCTCTGCGGTCTTTCAGTAAAGTCCCTAGGTACAATAACCCTTGTACCAAGAAGGGCTGGTTCTTCCTGCCCAGTCCCGCTATCAGAAATGATAAACAAAGAATGATACACAGACTCGAGATATTCTTTGTGAGGCATGAGACTTGTCATTTCTATTTTTCCAAGGGTAATACCAAACTTTTCTAGGGATGTTACAAGCCTTTTGAAATACAGAATTTTAACAGGTACTTTGTACCTACTTATGCATTCGTTTGCAAATTCTATAATCTTGCGCAGGCGATCTTCGTCATTAAAATTTTCTGGACGGTGGATATCCACGAGAATTCCATCCCTGCGTTTTGGTTCAGTAAAAGAATACTTGTGAGCCTCTTCTACAATTGTATTTCCAACAACAAATACATTCTTTGTAATGTTCTCACGAGCCAAGTTATCACGATAGTCGTCGTGGTATACGAACAGCGCGTCACTGCAGTGATCACACACTGTTCTGTTAATCTCTTCGAGCATCCTCCGATCTCCCGATCGCATTCCTGCTTCTACATGAGCAATTTTGTACCCCTCTTTTTTCAGGGGAAACGAAACCCCTACTGTATTCGAGTCGCCAAGCAAGACAATCCAATCTGGATGTATACCTTCATCCCTAAAGAGTTTTGGTATCTCCACAGACAAATAGGCTAATTGGTCAAAATGGTTTGTGCTCTGACGACCTGCGTCAAGTACAAAATCTGGTTTTCTATCATCAAAGAATACATCTGATAGAAGAGGGTCGTAGTGTTGCCCGGTATGAATGAGTATATGGAAAAAAGTTTCATCAAACTTTTTGAAAATATTCTTCATTCGAATAAAATCAGGTCGAATACCAGTGATACTTACAACAACTTTGCGATCCCATTTGTACACGCCACCTGCAGCAGATCCATCTGCTCGCAATTGAACAAGTCTCTTTTTTACATAATTCTTTTCCCCCTTTTCAAGACGGAACAAAGCCTTTTCACGAGAGTCAAATGGCGGAATATCTTGAGCCATGAAAGACACTGTAATAAATATGCGCCTCTCACCATTGGGACAAGAGACTGGAACAGGGCTTCCGTGCCACGCGTCTTTGGTGTTTTCGAATGCTACCAATGTGTTAAAGTCTGGTAGTATGCTGGTTCCGTCATCAAATATGAGCTGACCTCCATTTTCAGGTTTCCAATCCTTGCTCAAATACAACCCAACCGTCACGTGTTTCTTGAGTTTCTGAATTGGGTGAACAGACGAATCAAGATGCATCGCAAGAAAGTCGCCGTCATCGAAGATGTGCACACCCCAATAAATCTTGTGATTGTCTCGAACGAGCTTGCAACCAAAGTGGGTTTCTAAGGTGGATATAAAATCATCAGAATTTAGAGATTCGAAAATTTTTAGATTTTTGTTTCTGAGTGTCCATTTACGTTCAAAGGGATTGTCGTACCGATCCCACTCTGAAGAATCAATTGCGAGTATCTCATTCTGTAACGAAAGAGCGTCGTCGCTTGGCAGGAAGTTGTTGCAGACGTACATAAATTATAATCGCACGTAATTTTTTAAGTCACCTAAAAACATAACAAGTGTACTATTAAATGAGGCTGCTAATCTTTGGAGGAACTGGTTCTCTTGGTCATGAACTCGTCACAAAGTACGAATCAGGTCACGAAATATGGATTGCGTCACGTGATGAAACAAAGCAATGGGAAATGAAGATTAAATACCCAAATGTAAACTTTCGTATTTGCGATGTTCGTGATGCACTAAAAGTACTACACGTAATAGATGCTATAAAACCTGATACAATCATCATTGCAGCAGCCATGAAGCATATTGACCGATGCGAGGACGAGACCCATGAGTGCATATCTACAAACATTATGGGAACAAAGAATATTTTGGAAAATCTTTCATCGTCAGTTCTTCGTGTCTGTTTTGTAAGTACTGACAAGGCGTGCAGTCCTGTAAATGTATATGGTATGTGTAAAGGTATCTCAGAGGGCATGATGATCGAACGGGCTTTGAACGATAAAACCCGAAAGTATGTAATTGTGAGGTATGGAAACGTTCTCAATTCGAGAGGGAGTATAATTCCAACTCTTCACGCCATGGGAAAAAACCCTGACAAAAAAGAATTTACTCTTACTCATCCTGATATGACTCGATTTATTATGACTCTTTCACAGAGTGTGGATCTCATCGAACATGCTCTAGAACACGCTCAGTCTGGAGATGTGGTCATTCCCACTTTGGTTTCCATGAAAGTTAAGGATTTATTTGAGATATTTTCAGAAATTTACAAAAAGCCAGTCATCGTAACATCGCTTAGACCAGGAGAGAATATGCTCGAGTCGCTCATCAACAAGACACAATCACGGCGACTCGTGGTTGGAACAGATTATATGTATATCAAACCACGGGAATTGGTCGATGGTGCGATTGTCCAAGACTATAGCAGTTCTATTAATAGCATTTCAAAAGATGAGCTCCGTGAATTGTTAACTAATCTAAATGTACTGTCGCCATCTCCATAATCTGATCCTCTATGGAAGGTATAGTAAACCCACTGCTTATTAACGTTTTGTCAACAATCGGGCCAACCTCAGGCTCTAGTACAATATTTAGTTTATAAACTTTTATAATAATTCTGACAAGTTCGAATTTGCTTACTGGAACCGGACTGCACACGTGCTTTACCCCCTTCCAAAAGTTATTTTGTTCAATTATTTGCTTGATACCTTTTGAAAGTTGCCAACAAGTTACTCCATTCCACATGTGCGTCGTGAATCCTTTGATTGTCTTTCCGTCTTGAGATTTTACCCACTCTAATAGAGACTTTTTCCCCTTTTTCTCTTCTCCTATAATGGAAGTCCGGATAACAGTAGCACCTGGAGGTTCTCCTTTGGCCTTTGATGTTCCGTAATCAGTAGTGGCGTCGGGGCTGTCTGTATCTTTGTACCCTCCTTTAGACCCACTGAAAACACAGTCTGTAGATATGTGAATAAGATGCGCTCCCGAAGAAGCACACAGTCCTTGAAGTTCGTGTGGGAAATCAGCGTTTGCTGGAAAATAGTCAGTATTACCCGACTGTGGGATGACACCTGCTGCATTTATAACCACATCACCCATAGACAATTTTAGAAACAAATTTAAATTTTTTTTTGTTATATCATAGTCTTTGCTCGTAAACCCTATAGCAGTGGGAAACTGCTTCACGAGATAACCTCCTAGCATTCCCGATGCTCCGAATATAAATACAGTCATCTAGTTATAAATATCAAAAACTTTAGACTATAGCCCTAACATATTTATTAAATACATTGTTTTCATTTATATCGAAATTATTAATAAAGTTTCTCGAAACAGGTGAGCCATTATACCAATGAATAGCATATGTATTTTCAGATATGACATCCCTGGTACTGTAATAAAGTTCGTTTAAATTATCGTATAAATAAGGATAAACATCGGAAATTCTTGCTAATAATAATTCAGTAGGTCGTGTTTCAAGAACCACATCTCTCCATAAATCGCATCCTACCCACTGGTACCCCTTTATTTCCGTATTCGAATACAACTTTATTTTATTAAAAAGAGCATCATTCATAATTTTCATTATTTTAGATTTTGGTTGACACGATATTATACCAGTCGCTATTGTACCGTGGTACGCATGAGTAATCATTTGATGATCCTGATTATTTAACATATAATCTGGAATTGGTTTGATGAAAAGAATATCCATATCAAACCACATGCCTCCGTGTTCATAAAGTTTTATAACTCTTATACAATCTCCTTTGTTTACCACATTCATATCATTCGAAATGCCGTACGTCTTTTCGAAATTTATCTTTACAAGGTTAACCATGGGAAGAATATCAGAAAAGTTATATATCTTATTTATATCCACGGAATGTTCACATGTTGTCCATGTTTTCTTACCATCATTTTGAGGCACCTCTGATGTGTAAACTGTTATATCCTTTCCAGGGTTTAGTTTGTACAATGATAAAATTGTTAAATAATTGAAATAAGAAAACTGGTCTCCTTCCCAGTAGGTGAAAAACATTTATTATTAATATGTTAATATTTTTAACTATATAATATTTTTTCAATTAATTTGTTGAAAGTTGTGTTTTTAGTTATATCAAAATCATTAATAGCGCGGCGAGTGTCCGGACTTCCGTTGAACCAATGTATCGCAAAAGTATTTTCTTTTATAAGATGTTCATTATTTGCTTCAAAGAGAAGATTAATTTTATCAGGCATTATAGGTGTGACTTCATCAATATTCCTCCATTCTATAAGAGGGTCTGAATTATTATAACCTATTACACTTTCTAGAGATCCCTGTGCTACTATCTGGTAATAATCCGTTTTTCCAGATATTACAATGTCAAGAGAGTTTTCATGAAGTTTTCCCATGTATTTATTACCAGCAACCGCTTTCACGAGGGCTCCACCTATCACACCTAAATATCGATCGGTTACAATTTCTGCTGTACTTGAGTAAAATGAGTCTGGAATTGGTTTGATGAAAAGAATATCCATATCAAACCATATGCCTCCGTGCTCATAAAGTTTAGCCCATCTTGTTATATCGGCTTTCCATACAACAGACGTGTTATTTTTTACTCCATACTCTTCTTCAAATTCTATTGTTTTAATAGTTACCATTTCCAATATATCAGAAAAGTTATATATTTTATTTATATCCACGGAATGTTCACATGTTGTCCATGTTCGCAAGATATTACACGGAGTAGATGCGGTATAAACAATTATATCTATTCCTGGGTTAAGCTTATATAACGAAAGTATAGAAAGATAATGAAAATAAGAAAATTGTTCTCCCTCCCAATAAGTAAAGAACATTTACTTAAAAACAAATCTTATTTTTAGTTAATAATGGAGATATCTTTCAGTAATCTTTATAAACTCCATGAAAAGTATGAAAAAGAATTTACAGATGCTTTTATCGAAGTTATCAAGACATCTTCATTCATTGGGGGAAAACATGTAAAAGAATTTGAAAAAGATTTTGCAGAATATGTAGGACTTGGTCATTGCATATCGTGTGCTAACGGTTCAGACGCTCTTATCATTGCACTGCGAGCTCTAGAACTACCTAGAAATTCCATGATAATGGTTCCATCAATGTCATATGCAGCTTCTGCTATGTGCATATCAAATACTGGAAACGTTCCTGTATTCGTAGACATCAATCCTTCTACTGGGCTTATCGACGTTGAAATGATGAAAACTAAATGGTCGCCAGATGTGAAGGCACTTATACTAGTTCACTTATACGGCCAGCAAATATCAGAAGAAGACATGAAGACTATTGTATCGTTTGCAAAAGATAAAAATATATATATAATAGAAGACTGCGCGCAAGCCGTGGGTGTCCGAAATAGTTCTGGAAGACATATCGGTTATCAAAGTTCTATTTCTACTTATTCATTCTACCCCGGGAAGAACCTAGGTGCGCTCGGAGACGGTGGGTGCATTACGACTAATTGTCCTAAGCTTGCTAGCACATGTCAATTGATTGCAAACTTGGGTTCTAGAGAGAAGTACTGCCACGAGGTTGTTGGGATAAATAGTCGTCTTGACACATTACAAGCAATGTTTCTTAAAATAAAACTTCGGGATATCGAAGAGCATAACGAATATAGAAGGAAAATCGCACGGCTTTACGATCAGCTATTGAGCCCATACGTCACTGTCCCGATAAGAGATAATATAAGAGATACTTATCACGTGTATTATATTTTTGTTTCAAAAGAAAAAAGAGACGGTTTAAAAATTCATCTAAAAAATTATGGTATAGAAGCAAATATTCATTATCCAACCCCTATGAATCTCCTCGAATGCTTCAAACACAACGCAACCCGTGATTGCTGTCCCAACGCAGAAGCATTTGGAAATACATGTTTAAGTTTACCAATGTTCCCGGGAATTACAGAAGAGGAGGTGATATATGTAGCTGAAACCTTAATTAAAAATGTCATTGTATAAAATGTAAATGCTTATATGTGTAGCTGGTAAAAATCACGTGGCAGTGGAAGGTCTGAAACTTATAAATAACTTGTATGGAAAAAACCACGATATAGTTTTTATATCTGGACAAGAAGACCCCTCTGGCTGGCAGCCTTCTCTAAGAAAAACTGGAAATAACCTTGGTATTCGTGAAGCTAAAATAGAAGACCTGTACGAAATCGAAGATCTTGTATTTATTTCTTTGGAGTATCCAAAAATACTCAAAACTAAAAAATTTAAAAGTAAAAAGTTGTATAATATACACTTTTCAAAACTTCCTTGCTATAAAGGGATGTATACATCGACATTACCCATATTAAATGGGGAAATTAACACGGGTGTTACATTACACTTGATAGATGATGGCATAGATACTGGACCTATTATAGATCAGATAGTATTTGATATAAATTACAACTATACGGCGAGAGACCTATATATTCAATATAACAAACACGCAGTAACATTGTTAGAAAATAACATACAAAGCATTTTAAATAATACGGTGGTTTCCACTGTACAGTCAATTGTTGGTTCCAGTTATTATTCAAAAAATTCTATAGATTTTAATAATATAGTAGTGGATTACAATAAAACGGCTTACCAGATACATAATCAGATACGAGCATATTCTTTCAAGGAATATCAGTTACCTAAATTTCAAAATCGTGAAATAATAAATTGTGTTATTCTCGAAACACGCAGTCTATGTACAAAGCCAGGAAGTATACTATCCAGTAATTTAAACTCTGTTACAATAGCAACTATTGACTATGACATACTGCTAGAATTTTAATATTAACTTATTTTGAAGGAGACCACAATTTTATTTTCGAATCTATGAATGTTTGCTTATCCCTGATATAATCAGACTCGTTATATTCTGTATCTGCGAGCACCATGAGTACACAGTCATGTGATAGATCATGCATTTCGCGCCATGTACCTGGTTCTAAGATTATACCCTTTGTTGGTGTATCAAGTATTACACTCTCTTCATTTATACCGTCAAAAAGACAAAGTCTTAAAGATCCTTTAACACATACACATAATTGTCTTAGTTTTTTGTGACTGTGGAAACCACGACTCACTCCGAGACTTGTTGTATGAAGCCAGTATACCCGTCTAACTATAAAAGGAAGAGCTCCTCCTATTTCGACAACCGAAAGACACCCTCTATGGTCTCCGTGTGTAGGTATATCAATGAGTGAGATCATATATAATATATAAAAATGTTAGGTTTAAATATAAAATGTTTCAAATTCAATTTCTAATGAACTCTCTATATTATTCAATACCGTATCTTTATGAAACAGTGGATGAAGCAGAAGAAGAAAGTAAACACATAAAAATAGGATACGAGAAAAGAATCATTCCAGTACAATAATTATTTTATCAAATACACCGTTCATACTATTTTCCATCCAGTCCGAGTGCGTTTTTATTGTATAATTTATTATCAGTATAAAAGATATGGAAGGGTTTTGGAATGAAAAACATCGTATTAATGATATATATTAGTTGACGGGCTCAACATTAACCCAAGTTTTTAATATGCATAAATTACAAATTCCTGAAAATAAGATAATTTTAGAAATAGGAATTGGACTTGGTGTAATGACAAAAGAGTTATGTTCCACAAATAACCAGGTAATAGCATGTGATATTTCACAAGATGCTTTTATAAAAGTAAAACCATTCGTAAAATCAACTTATGAAACGATAAATTTGAAGTATATAGAGCCAGTAGATCTGGCAATATGTCATTTGGTATTTCAGCATAATGATGACACTGAAATAGAACGCATTATTAATGATGTAAATCTTAAAGAAGGTGGCGTGTTTTCTGTACAGTTTGCTTATATAAGAGAAAATGACATACCTAATAATAAGTTGAAAGAATTTATGGAACGAAAAACACACTACTTTAGGGATATATCAACCATGAAACAAATAGTTGAAAAAACAAACAAAAAAATATTAAACATTTTAGAACCAATACATTATTATGCAGATGAAAATTGTTCGTGGTATATTGTTCATATAATAAACAAGTCTTAAATATTAAGTGGCTCTTGATTTTTTCATGGCGGGTTTTTCGCTGTCTCAAATCTCCTAATTTCACCCCGATCGACTGTCTCGCCCCCCTATGAAAATTCATGAATTAATCGAATCATCATTGATTACATTAGTTTCATCATTTCCAAATCCAAAACTAATTGATTCCATGAATTCTCAAAACTAATTGATTACATTAGTTTCATCATTTCCAAATCCAAAACTAATTGATTACATTAGTTTCATGATTTCATTGAATCCAATAAATGTTCATCCAGTTTTAATTGAATCATCATTGATTACATTAGTTTCAT